TTATTCATGAAACTCCTTCCAAGTATTAATATATTCTTTAACTGCTTCATTATCCGAAAATCCTTTTCCACCATCAATAATATATTTTACGTTTTTCCAGTCCATATACACAGACACAATAGCAACTAAATTTACCAGTTTAACTGGTAACATATTCATAAAAATATCTAAGTAGTAATCTTGATGTTCTTCAGGGCATTTATCCTTAACAACCTTAAAAACAACATATACACATCGCACCATGGAAAATATTGCCATAGATGAATCCTCATCAATTTTATTTATGTAATTTTTAACATCCTCAATTTCGCAAGCTCCTTTTTCATCTATTTGTTTCTCAATAAAAGCCCATATTGCCTCTTCCAATTCACTAACAGCAGCAGATGAGCGGTATTCTTTTCCGTTAATGTTAATAGTAAAACAACTAAACTCCTCTCTTTCTGAAGAGATAAGGTTATAAAAACCGTCTTCAAACCGTTTTAGAAGAACGTCTTTCTCTTGTCTTCTTTCGTCTTTAATTAGTTGCTCGTTTGCTTCTCGTTGAAGTTTCAAGGAATTAATGAGCATAACAATTGTAATGAAGGTCAAGATAGGATTAAGCACACCTCCTACAAAATCCCCGAAAGTGCCCCAATCACCTTTATCATTGGAAAAACCCATCCATTTGCTAGCATTAAAGATATCTAACGGGCTATCCCAATGATTGAAATGAGAAAAGTAAAAATACCATACAATAGCTATTAATATAAGTGAAATAACTTTGATTGAGGGCATCTTCATTTACAATATTTCTCTAATTATATAAGCCTTTAGCTCTCCAATATGATCGCGCAACTCATAAGCAGAAATGGTTATAGGTATAAAAGCGTCTTTACCACCTCTGTTATTCCTATCAAGATTCCTTGAAAACTTATTTTTCTGAGACTGCAATACATGTTCCCAATTAAGATGGTGTCTAAAGGCAATTGAATCTGACTGTCTATCTAATAACAATCGACCAGTTCCTGTTAACATATTAAACCTAGTTATAATAACATTTTCTTCTACTGGTTGAGCAGATTCATGCTCTACATTGATATTGAAGAGCGTCTGCGTATCCATTTTAGCAACAACTAATTTTTTAGTTGGTGTTCTTCTTCTCAGAAGTACATTATATTTTTGTTTCTCAACTGTTTTATGTAAATTCTGTATAGGTTCCTGAATTCTTATCAAAAGTTGTTTTTCAAGCGGTTTAAGACGCTCTACTAAGTCGATTGCTTTCTGGCTCTTAAGATGGTGAGCTATTCCCATTCCTTTAGAGATGTAATATGACATAACATCAAAAAAAACACCCCTGCCAATTTCATTAAATCTTTTTATCTTTTCAGGATCATCAATTCTAAGTTCAAAATTTTGTCCAAACGATCCATCAAATGTATGTTTGAACATATTCCTAAGCCCATGTATAGAGGTTGATTTTTTGGGGACTGAATCATCTAAAATAGTGCTTGTTGTAATTTGGGTGATGTCAGAAGCTCCAGCAAAAACCTTTATGCCGGAATTCATTTCTAATTCTTCAAAATCGTTCTGCCCATGTCCAACCACAACATCCATATCTAAGTTTATCATATGTTACTCTTTCAGAATTATCGTACATTAATTAAACAACATGCTATTTCCTTATATTATGTAGAAAACTTGAGTAGACGGCTATAGACAAATTCATACAATTCTGACTTTGTCTCAAAAACTTGAGTTATAACACTTCCAACGTATGTAACGCACTGAAGCAACTGTTACTTAGAGCGCGTGTAGCCAAAAATCCCCGCTGGCGGTGCTGGTGGGTGGCAAGTTTTGACAGATGCATCCAACGATCTGCACATAAAGTTTTCTAAAGCGGCGCGGTTGACACACTTGACACTTTTTCGCGAAAAACCTTATCAAACCTTAGCATTTCTAAGCATAGCAACTTGACACTTTTCGCGATTTTTTCGGCTTTTTGACGTGGTAAATCTGGCACAAACCCAGTAATGGCGGGGCTTACAGCGAGGTTGACACTTTTTCGCGTTCAGAGTGTAAAGTGTCAACCTGGCAAGCTGCTCAACTTGACACTTTTTGATGTCATTGATGGTCTGATTTTTCCCATTCAGCCAGGGCGTTTAGCCCGGCTTCACTCCATGATTCCAGTTCATCGGGATAATCACCTGCAACATAGCAGAGTTCGCAACGCAGCATACGAATTGCCAGCCTGGCATTACCTCGCAAATTGTATTGTTCAAAGTAATGCTGCCCGTCGCAATCCTCAAGGCAGATAGCACCATCATCAAGAAAGTGCACTTCCCAGCCTAATTCCCCGGCTGCATCCAGCACACGCTGCTGTATGCCCTCGTCCGTTGCTGGCGCAGGAATTTTACCGCCTCTGGCCTTAACTGCTTTCCAGAACTCGCCCCACGTCATTTCCAGCGTTCTCTCTGGCCACATTTCAGAAACTGTGTCTTTTCCCTGTGCAGGTGGGCTGTTCCGCTGCTCTGTCGCTTCCACATCGATTTTTTTACCGGACATGACCACTTCGCCTTTATCGATCCAGTCGTAAACTGTCTGGCGGCTTACGCCTTTGTGTTTGGCATATTCTGCCTTACTCATCAGCATTATGACTCACCCTTCTTTTTCCAGTTGAGCCAGCCGCCCGGATATTTCTTCCAGTTTTTCCAGGGCTGGCTTGCAGGCCGCATCAATAACGTCCCGGACCATTCCGGCAAGCTGTTCTTCTGCTGTCGGCGTTGTTACTTCCACGCCCGATGGTTTCCCGCCCTTATCCCAAACACCAAGCGGCACGAGCGCAACGTGATCGATAAGAAATGGCGTACCCTCAATAAAAAAATTGTCCTCGCCCATTACATCAGGAACTTCAGCCCCACCGGACGCACCACAAAACACAACCGACGGGCTGGTGGATACCTCCCCCCGTGCTTTCTGGATGTAATCGATGATTTCCTGCCCGTAAATCCGGCATACGCCCCACACCTCGTCACCGCGAATATACGGCAACATGACGGTGCCAATAATGCGCGACCGTTCGCCCACGTCTTCAAGGGTTTTGCTTTCGGGATGGTCGATAATGACGGGTACTCCGGCGCAACGTTCCAGGAACTGCGGATTGAGATAAGTTTGCGGTGAACGCCAGACAAATTCTTTTTCTTCGGCGCGGTAGGCCATTCCGGTTCCTGTGATACGCAGGTTAACCAGCCACATGTTGGAAAACTGATAAGGCGACGGTAGCTGTCCGTCCCGAACCTGCTTCGCCGCCTCAATTTCTGTTAAAAGCATAATGTTATCCGGTTATAAGCAATAAGCCCCGCCAAATCCGGCAGGGCTGAACTCAGCACGTTTTTCATGCCCCCGCGAGGCTTGCAACGTTAATTTTGACCAGGCGACGGGGAGGGATTTTGAAGGCGTTCAGCCAGACGTTCGGATCTCCTTGATATTCAGTAATACGACGACCGGCTTCATCCATTCTTACGGTTTTACCCAAATGGCCCGGCGTGTTTTCCACGGCCCACTGAGCACTTTCCTGAGCAGCCTTGTAAATCTGATCTTCCAGCACCGCCAGCGTTGCAGAATCTGAAACGGAACGAATATCCACATCACTGAATTTTTTAGCCAGCTTCTGTGCGCCAATTAATGCACGTTTGCGGTAATCCATCGACTTTTCACCAGCAAACGGGGCCGGAGCGCGACGGCCCATATTGCTGTATGCGGAATCCGCTTTAGCCTGGGCTTCTGCCAGTGAGGATTCATCTTCGACTGACGCGACGATGTTTTGATTCGCGTTATCCTCTTTTATGAAATCCTGTGCGGGGATCGCATTCAGAATTTCGATAATCTCCTGCGGAGTGCTTCCCTGCGACTCTGACAGAGCGTTAACCACCTCCATCAGTTTTAATCGCAAATCTTCTTTGCTTGCTGGCATTTTTACCACCTCTCTTTTTTCACCAAAAAATCACGACCATCAGGCCGGACGTTCTACGGGATAAAGCGCCCGCTGCATTAAACGCCGGGCGACCTCATGAATGCTCGGAGCAATCCCCAGCGGAGAATTGCGGCGTTCCTCGTCCTGGATGCGCTGTAATGCTTCAATCTGATCACGAGCGAGTAAAACGGGTTTCACGCTGGCTTTTCTCATAGTCATATCTCCTGAACAAAACAATGGTTATGATTGCATAAACTGAAATGACGATCTACATCATTGCAATTTATGAAACGATAACGCATGATGATCGCGTTCTTCCCATTGACTTCAATCACCTGAAAAACAAAGCCCGCAACACTTCTGGCTGCGGGCTTTTTACTGGCACAAAAAAGCCGGGAAAAATCCCGGCCTCCGTCACTGACTGCAATTTTTCGATCCAGGGTATTTCCTGAATGCCTTACCATTGGGCTGATGTAATCCCATCCCGGCATGTGCCCGGCTGATGGTTTCGCGCATCTCCCCGAAATTATCCTGCCGTGCTGGTGGGCGTGCTGCCTTGCGGATACATTCCGCGCGACGTTTTGCCGCCTGTTCCCGTGCCTTGTCATCATTCGCCAGCATGATGACCTCAGCCCACCGCGCCGCCGCTCTCCGGTACAGGCCACGCGCTTCCAGTGCTTCCGCTTTGCTGTCGTGAATCATGCGCCTGTTTTCTCCTTTGCTACCCGGCGCTGACGTTTGCGCTTCTCATTCAGCGCCACCAGCCGCGTTTCTGCGTCCTGTTGTTCCTGTGGTGTCACCTCGCCGCACGGCTGGCCTTTCAGGTCGTAGCGTACCCCACCAGCCATTAAGGCGCGGTAATAGCGCGGACACTGTGCATAAGATGCCAGCGTCGCACGCAATGCCCCTGGACCGAATGCCAGCCCCCTGACGGCGAGATCCTGCATCAGGTCGTCGAATATCCCCACCTTAAGCGGCTTCGGTGCTTCCCGGCTGAATAATTCAGGCCACAACTCAGTGAGGCGGTTAATGCGCCTGCGGTTTTTGCGCTGGCGCTTGGTCATATGCCGCCACGGTGTCGCCCCTGTGGGCTTCTGCTGCGCTTTCTGGTTACCGGGCATCACTTTATGCGCCGACGTGGTTTTATCCTGCTCCTGTGCCGCCTGCGTCGTTTTCTGCGGCGTGCCGTAAATGCCTTTCGGTTTTCTGTTAATGGTCAGCTTAGTCATGCTTTGCCCCATCGTTTTTACTGATTGTTTCATGCCCGGCACTTTCATCTACCGGATACCACGCAAATGATCCAGGTTCATCAGAAAGAATGAATTTTGTGTTTGGCAAATACATGCATTCGTAAAAACCATCTTCCTGATGATACGGTGCCATTCCATACTCACCAGTAAGAATCGGTAATATTTCAGAATAAATTTCTGAATCACCAGAATAAAACACATCACAAATCGCCCATGCTGCAATCGGACTATACCAGTCGTTGCCATTATCATTCCTGAATTTTGCCCACCAACCCTGAACCGCTGGCGAAATATTTTTGGGTATAGCTTCAAGAAACATACCCCCCCCTTTGCAACTCTATTTCTATAATTTCGTGATAAAAATTCCAATTATTCACACTATTCCATTTTGATTGTGAACAGTCGTGAATAGTTAGTGAACAGTTTTTTAATAACTGTTCACTATGTTTTTTAGTTTAAAATCATATGGTTATTTTGTTTCAGTGAACAGTTGAACAGTTACCCCCTATAGAATTTAATTTGCAGTGAAAATGATTCACTGTTACAAGTTACAATGCGTTTTAAAAGTTTTAGCCGAAACTGTTCACGGCGTTCATTTCGTCGATGAATCCAGTAATGACGCAGCTTTTAGAGGTGAACACTACTGTTCACCACTGTTCACCACTGTTCACTTTTCATGGATTTTTGGCACAGCGGGTAACCATTCATTAGCACTGTCAGCCAGCTCCATGTTGTAGCGCATTCCGACATTGGTCTTTGCCTTCTTATACTCAGCCCCATATTCTTTCATCACTTTTGGGAAATCTTTGCCAAAATTAGTTAGATTTAATGGCTTATCGAAACCATAAGCATCCATATATGCAAGATATGCATGGTAAAGATAAATTCGAGGGGCTCTTGGATATATATTCAGGTTTCCCATGAACATTCCTACAGCTTCACCAAGTTCGACAATATGGTTACAAAAAGCATATAGCGGATCAGTATGGCGTTTTACTTCCATTGCTTCTTCACCATCACGTTGTTCGAGCAGTAATGTTCTTGCTTTTTCGGGATCTGAAAAATTTACCAACAGCCTACGGACTATTACCGGAATTTCCGCTGCAATTTTTTTGGGTAAACATGTGTCCTTGTTTTCTTCCGCTATCGGATTATTGAACTGAAAAATAACCCTACGGCGTGAAATACCTCCCGCTCTTTCTGTAAAAACCATCGGTTTATTATTTGTTATCAAAACAACTGAGCGTAAGACAGTGGTGTATCTTTTTTCATATTTCGGGTTGATTTGCAGAGGATCCCCACCTGTTATAGCTTTAATACCATTACCTTCACCAAAATATTTAGGTTGGTCCGGTAAAATAATCAGACTTTTACCAACTAGTTGCTCACGTCCACCAGCATCATCTAACGCTTTCATATCACTGCCTGCGGTGTTCTGCTCACCCGCCAACATTCTGGCAATTTGAGTAAACATACTTTTACCACTTCCACCTTCGCCAGTTGCTTCAATGAATAATTGCCAGTCGTAGCGATTAGCCAAAACCATAAACAGAGCAGCACATATCCGCTTCATCTTTGATGAATCGTATCCTGCTGCATGTGACAGCCAACGATGAAAATGGGGCGCATGGTCATGAATATTTTCACCAGGCGCAGGTGGCGTATAATAAATTCCATTATGCGAAGTGATCCAGTGCTCTGGTGAATGAGGTAAAAATCTACCACTTGTTATGTCATAAACTCCATTTTCAAAAGGTATTATGGTGTCACTCTGTTCTCTCATTACGGGTACAGATATTTTTAAAGCATCAACCGCATTACTAATTGCCCGCTTACTGAAATTTGTCTTGTTTTTTTCGTAAATTGATACCATTTTACGACTCAACTCCATATCAGATATTTTTTCCCACACTCCAGAACAGTATGCATAAGCAAAATTGTTACCAGGGTGAACAGCTATTTCCTCAAAGCATTCAGCCAAAAGTGAAGCTCGCTCGTTATCCGCCATTCTGGAAAGAGAGATTTTGTGTTTTTTCTCAGTCCTTCCTGACAGAATATCCCCGCGCTCTGCCTGTTCGCGGATCCGTTGCAGGTAATCGCGCCAGTTCTCCGGTTCCCGGTCGGTGATGCCTTTGTATAATTTCGCCTCCTGTACGCCAGCCAGCGCCAGTTTTTCAGCGATAGCATTGATCTGGATTGGTTCGATCTCCCCCGCGAGATAGACACGCGCAAAGCGGCGTTCATCGTCGACAATGCGGATATTCACCAGGTCTGCCAGTTGCTTTGGCCCCAGGTAAACAGGTGGTACGTTATCGCCGTGTTTTCGTCCTTCGCTTTCAATCCAGTGTTGAGCATGGGAGTAAGCGTCCGTCCCGGCAAAAATGATTACCTCGGTGAATTTATCCTTCGGCTGATATTTTAAATTCGGTGCGTTTTTCACTTCTTACCTCCCGCAACCAACATTGCCCGGATTTTTTTAATATTCGTGGCTGCACGTCTCGCCACCGCCTGTTGTTTGTTTTCAACCAGAATAAAATCACGCTCAAACTGACGGCGCGGCATTACGCAGTCATATTCGTAAGCCTCACGGCGGTAGGTGATATTGCCTGGCATAACGTGACGAATAACCACCCGTCCCCCGCGTCTGGTGTCCCGGAAAATATCACCGGGGCGGATTTCAGGCCGAGAGAGGCCGCTGGCAGTAAAGCCAGAATTTTTCTTTTTCATGGTTTTATTTTCCTGTCAGCAGTTCCGGTTTTATTTCCGCACGAATACAAAGTTCAGAAAAAAATTCAGGAGAACCAACAATCTCATTACTTTTCAATCGGCATTGTGATTTCACTTTCCCTTTATCCAGGTAAACCAGTACGCGTCCGGTGAAATCATCTGGCACATTAAGCACTACGGGTACATGCGCTTCATGATTATGCATGGCTTACATCCTCCGTGAATTTTCTTCTGTAACGCGTCTCTGCCACATATTCCGCATAGTCCGACGCAATACTAAGAATCATTTCACCCTCTGACTTGTAGCCACTGGTATTGATAAGAAAATATGCAGCTTTCATCATGTCAGCAACGCTCAACAATGCGCCCGCTGCATCTTCCGGTGCGCCATCAAATTCCCGTTTCAGGGAATTAAAACGATCATCACGCATGTTTCCCCCCCTGAATGACCTGATAACCGCAACTGGTCAGCAATTCGATAAATTCCGGCAATGTGCCGAAACAGTAATCATCACACAGACGTTCGCGGGATACTTCAACGCCGTTTTCGTAGTGACTCACCATACACCCGGTAAAACGCAGATCATCATCGTGATGGCACGTTGACGGCTTAATCAGTCGCGCACGCTCCGCCAGTGCCAGGAATGCTTCAACGCTTCCGGCAATTGCACCATCCGGCAGGTGATAATTACTTACTACGCGTCCATTCTCTACATTGACCAGTAGCTGCCCGGTAAATTTCTCATCAAACTGAATGCTGTTAAGTTCAGAAATAGCCGAATTATGCATGGTGCACCTCCTGCACATCAGCCATGATAATTTTTCCGGCCTTATCCAGTGCCTGATCGGCTTTTAGCTGCACAAATGCTAAATAATGGGAGATGCATTCTGATTCTCTGACTGCGTGTTTATGCGCCACACCAGCGATAGCTGAAATCTCAATAAGTGAATCCATCAGCGTTTTGATAGCGTCTACCGCTGCATCAGGCCATGTTACATTACACATGCTCCACCTCCTGGCGAATACGGGCAGCGAATACCATCACGCAGCCATCAGGGGATTGCTGGCGTGCTTCCTGTTCGCTGGTGGCCTCGATGTGAATTACGCGCGGTTGTGCTGTGCTCAGGGCGATAAAACGCCAGATAAAATTGTTCTCGCATTTCTGAATAAACAGCGTGTTTTCTTCGCGCCCTTTCCATGTTGCCGAGATATAGCCCATGTCATTGAGCATCTCGCAGGCATCAACCAGCGTATCAGCAGCTACGTGTACAGTGTTTTTACCGTCAGCTATGCAATCACGGTGCACCGCCAGGAAGGTGTATATAAATTTAGGGTGAGTTTGGGTATGCTGTGTTCCAGCCATAATCGTTACCTCATTTAACGGTTTGGTTAGACGCCCCGCTACTGCCGCAAACAGTTCGGGGCGTTGTCGTTTACATCCTCTTACTGAGGTGTGATTTAAATTAAATTTAACTGAATCACAGGTCAAGTATTTTTTGTGATTCTTTTTTGTGTATACTGAATCACATCTTTTGTTTAGGAGAATGCACATGGCAAAAAACACTATCAACGACAAATCAAAACAGATTTCAATTCGTATCCCACATGATGCTTTTGAAGGCATGGAATCCGTAAAACTGGACGGTGAAAGCAACGCCGGATTCATAGTAACCGCCATGCGCGGTGAGATCGCCCGCCGCCAGGCAGAAGGAAGCGGAGAAAATCCCCTAGTTTCTTCGCTCGATGCGCTGGCGCAGGTGGAAAAAATCGGAGTCAAAGCTGCCGAGGAGATCGGGCAGCTCGTCACCGTCGCACGTGAAGAACTCCAGCGCCGCAAGGCCAAAGAATCAGAATAATAACTATCATCGCCGTGGTGTGAGGAACTCCGGCGCATTGCTTTACAGGTACACAGAATGACCAACAAAGAATCAACCAATACACCATCACCGGCACGGAAAAGACGGCGCAGAAAGATAGAGCATGAATCAGAAAGATTCGCGCCATGTGCTTTTGCCCTTGAGCAATTCCTTAAAGAGTACAGGCGCACAAAAATGGGATCGCATACCTGGAAAACATCGCGGCATGGCAATGTTAAAGAGCATGAATAGCCCACCAGCAAGCCAGCACACTGATCACATTGCCCACCAGCCGCAAATCTGGCATTGTTGGCAATGTGTTCAAGTGTGTAGCTTTCCCACTGGTGGCCCTCTGCAGTCGCCTTTGTTTTATCCAGAACGAAATCAGACATCAGATTGATCAGCACCTGGTGACCTGACAAAATCGCATCAGTCGCGCCACCAGCAAAATTTTTTGCTTTCCGGACAGCGTGGCTAACGGCATTTTGCAGCAAAATATTCTGCATTTCTGGCGTACTGTAGTAACAGTGATCAGCGCCTTCACTCTGTGCGACCACAACGCTATAATCTGCCCGAAAGGCAGTAAACAATATGGCGCAGTAAGCGATTTGTTCACAAAGGCGCTCCGGCAACGGGGCGCTTTCTCTTTTTGTAACGGTCAGAGCGTTACACATGGCTGTTTTCCTCCATGCGACGGGCTAACCAACGCTGCGAAAGACGAATTAATTCAGCTTTCCGCTGGTGGTAGTCCTGGCCTAACTCAATCAGCGTGATATTGCTCTGCTCAAGGTAAGAAAGGTGCTCAAGCTGCAATGTGCTCATGTGGTCGCGTGGTTCGCCTGTGATGCCGTTCGCCTGCGCCCACTGTTTTGCAGTCATGCCACCCAGCACGATACGCGCCAGCATATTGGCTTCCGTGGTGTAATGGTGCTGGAGCGTGTTTTTACCCAGTTCAGCCCGGTACGCCTCCAGCGCGGCACACATTGGCTTAAAGTAGCTGGCAACGGTGATACGGGCTTTCAGTTCCCGGCGTAAAGCTGCGGAACGCACTGGCGCTACCTTGTGTAGCTCCTCCTCGCATTTGATGAAGTACTGGCGAACGGCGCGGCCCTGTTCGGTGCGTTCGACCATCGCCAGTTCTTTTGCCATGTTCACGGTAATGATGTACTCAAGAGCTGTTTGCTGGCGAGATTTTGCGCTCACCGGATCGGGTCGGCTCAAATATTCAACAACCTCATAATCCACGCCTTCCGTGAAGCCGTATTCTTCAATGCGCCCCTTGATCCACGAACGGAAAACGCGACCTACACCTAACGCCTTATGCAACGCTCTGGCGCTAACAATATTGGTTTCACACCCGCCAATAATGCCGGAAATAACCGGGATAATTTCGCCGAAATTTTGCAGATTCTGGTTTTCAGGCCGAACGAAGCCCCGCCCCTGTACGGGCGTTTTTGGAAATTTCATAAAAACTCCTGCTATCGAATTAAGTTACTTTTATTTGCTGGTGGATAGCTGGGGGCAATAGCCCCGTAGCCATTTAATCAGGTAGCTGTTCCGCGTGATTCCGCAATACGCTGATTAATCCACTCGTCAATTTCACTCTCAACGAAAGCAATAGCTCGCGAGCCAATTTTAACTGATGCAGGAAATTTACCTTGCCCCATAAGGCGATAAATCCATGCCTTGCTATATCCAGTTCTACGCTGAACTTCTGTTAAACGAATAAGCGTATTTGACATATATTTACCTCATAACGTCTACTCAATTTGACGAGGTAATCATGGCACAGAAATAACGAATATTTTCATACCCTCAGGCCTAATGGTTACCGGAAGGAAATCTACCCTAAGGGTGATGGTAATCGGGAGGAAATCTACCCTAAGGGTGATGGTAAAATTGACGGGGAAGATAAAAAAATACCCTCAGGGTAACAGTAAATCACCCTCAGGGTATGCGGTATGGTGCGTTAATCCGGCTTTGCGTTCTTTTGGCTGTTGTCTCGGTTAATAGGGCAGGCAGTCCTCTCTATGAGCGTTGCAAGTGCATTACTTGCCCCCCACTGCTTAAGCTCCCTGGTTATCGCTTCTTGATTTCCCCTGGTGGCAAAATCATTTTCTGGATCGTAATTGGCCCACTCTCTGTTTCTAATCTCAATAGCCTTAGCTAATGGGTCTTTATCCCAGTATTTATATAAGTGTATCGGGCGCTCTTGCTCTAACTGCTCTATCCTTGCCCTTAACTCTGCGTTTTCTTTTTCCAGCATTGCGATTTGGGATAATAAATCATCCTCTGTACGCAACTCTTTCTTTTCAATATCGCGTCCTTGTGCCTCGTCATTTTCAGAAGAGTTAGCGCCTTCCAGCTTCGTTAACGCGTCAAGGACATCGGGAAAAATTGCGAAAATTTCACCCCTTATAAATCCAATGTTCTCAAATTCGGGATCTTCCCAATAACCGGACACCAGAAAACCATTTTCATCCCTCTCACCAGGTAAACAACCACGTTTCCGAACCGCATTCAGATTTCTATAAAGAACATCATTATCAAATTCATCCCGATACGGGTTACAAAAAGATTCCAACAGCTTAAATTCATTTACTGTGTACAGGCGGATATGTTCTCCGCTTATTCTCCTGAGTATCCAAGTTATGACATCTGAAACATCATAATCATCACCAGCGACCTTAAGCACGACCTCAAGAAATTCACGTAAAGAAATAAAATCTTTTTTGTATTCGTTTAATTCGGCATGAATATCAATCATACGCACACCTCAGCGTCCTCTACTGTAGTGGCTGTACCAGTCCGTCGAGGTGTACGGATTTTCGGGAGCGACCCTAGACACAGCCTTTTCTTTCGTCGCTCAAAGTCTACTACTGTATACTCAACCAGTCACCCGCATTTTCCGAACTCACCATGCACCACATTTCCGCCATGCTCGAGCGAATCCATATAATCAGCGTACCACTGAAGCATTTCCCGCCGCCCATCCAGATATTGCGCATGGTTGTATGTGCCACGAATTGAGTTTTTATCGACGTGCGCAAGCTGTGTCTCTATCCACGCGGTGTTATAGCCCTGCTCATGCAAAATGGTGCTCATAGTGTGCCGGAAGCCATGACCAGTAACCTTTCCGTTATAGCCGATGCGTTTAAATACTTGGTTTATGCTAGCCTCGCTCATTGTTTTCCTTGGATCATTACGGCCGGGAAACATAAGCGGATAATTGCCAGTTAGTTCTTTAATCTGCCCAATAAGCGAAAGAGCCTGCTCAGACAAAGGCACTACATGAGGGCGACGCATTTTCATCCGTGAAGCAGGTATCTCCCAGATAGCCTTGTTGAGATCGATTTCATCCCATAATGCACCGCGCAGTTCGCCAGTCCGCAAACCGGTGATAATCAGTAAACGAGCCGCCATAACAACCAATGCACTTCCTGAGTAACTGGACAATGCCTTGAAAAAATCAGGTAATTCTTTGGCTGTGAGGAAAGGATAATGATTAGATTCATGACCTTGCATCGCGCTGGTGAGATCCGGTGCAGGGTTATACTCAGCACGTCCAGTGACAATTGCATAGCGGAAAACTTCCCCACATCGCTGCCTCACTTTTTTGGCTTTTTCGGTAGCACCGCGCCCCTCGATGCGCCGCAGCACATTCAGCAGTTCAAGTGGTTTGATTTCGGCGATTGGTTTTTTGCCAATGTAAGGGAACACATCTTTGTTAAAGGCTTCGAGGATGTCTGAAGCATAACCAGCAGACCATTTTTTTAATTTGCTGCTGTGCCACTCAAGGGCAATATCTTTGAAGGTGTTGTTTAACTGCGTTTCCCGGGCAATCTTTTCCTCTCGTTTCGCTTCCATCGGATCGATACCCCCAGCGATACCCCTTTTAGCTTCTTCACGTTTTGCACGAGCATCAGCCAAGGTAACTTCAGGATACACACCTAGTGCTAACAGCTTCTCTTTACCAGCTACACGATACTTGAAGCGCCAATATTTTCCTCCACTAGGTTTTACCAAGAGATACAGACCACCACCATCAGCCAGCTTGTAAGCCTTCTCTTTTGGCTTGGCAGTGTCTATTTGACGGGCATTGAGTTTCACTTGGGGGTACCTCCACTAAACCGAACAGCAAATACCCCCAAAAGTACCCCCAATTGACTGTAGATTTTGGAGTACTTAAGTAGACGTCAAAAGACTAAAAGGGGCGCTAACATGCGGATTATAAGAGGTTTTTAAATACTTGAGTAGACTTGGGGAGACATTAGAATGGTGCCGATAATAGGAGTCGAACCTACGACCTTCGCATTACGAATTATAAGAATCCGCTTCTAATTCAAAGCATTACCCCATCAACACTGCGCTCACACGTCCCACCACATCAAAACATGTAAAGCCTTGCAAGCCATTGTGAGGCCTTATGTGTCTCAGTTTTGTCCCACCTTGTATTATGACTTGCATAGCCAATGAAGATAAACGTGACGACAAACAGCGCAGCAGTTTTCTTTTCTTTCACGACTTTCCCACCTCAACATGCATACCTTTCTGCCATAACTGTAGTGAATGTCTGCTATGACGAACAGCGGACGTTGGACTTTCCAACCTTACAAGGTAATCTAGTTTGCAAAGTTAGCGACCTCGCGCAGACGCACTAATAAAAAGAATAGGAACGGTACAAATGAACTGGATTGGTTCTCGGTGGTGGAAATTCGACTTCCATAATCACACTCCGGCATCGGACGATTATGGAAAAGGCCCTAATCAGGCCCAGTATATGCAGATCACTCATAAAGATTGGCTGCTCAACTACATGCGACAAGGCATCGATTGTGTCGCTGTCACGGACCATAATTCAGGCGCTTGGATTGATCCGCTCAAGCAGGCACTCAAGGAACTGGCATCTGAGAGTCATGAAGATTATCGACCACTCTACTTATTCCCAGGTGTTGAGCTTACTGTTCAGGGGAATATCCATATTCTGGCCATTTTCGGCGAAGACAAGACAACCTCTGATATCGACTCACTGCTTGGTGCGGTCAGGTATCGCGGCACCAAAGGAAAGAGCGACGGCTGCTCTGAATGCTCAGCAGTTGAGGTGATCGACGAAATTGCTAGGTCAGGAGGACTTGCAATACCTGCTCATGTAGATCAGGCTAGCGGACTTTTTACGGTCTGTACGGGCAACACACTAGAGCAGGTGCTTGACAACAAATGTGTTTTTGCTATGGAGGTAACGGACCTTGCTAAAGCAAAACCGCAGCTCTATATTGGCAAGAATTTGAATTGGGCAGAGATTCTTGGAACCGATTCCCATCATCCGTCCGGTACCGGAAATCAACGCTACCCGGGTAGCCATTTCACTTGGGTAAAAATGTCGGAGCCATCTTATGACGGATTACGGCTGGCGCTCGTTGATGGGGCTCTTTCACTGAAGCGGTCGGACAACTTCACTGGTGACCCAAATATCCATGGACAACTTGCCATCGAAAGTATCGTGGTTGATGATGCGAAGTACTTAGGACGAGGGCAATCTTTAACTTGTCAACTGAACCCCTGGCTCAACACTATCATTGGTGGACGAGGCACTGGGAAATCGACTTCGTTGGAATTCCTGCGGATTGCTCTTAAACGAAAGGGAGAAATCCCCAAGAGCCTTGAAAAGGAATTTACCAAATACAGTCAAACTTCGAAAGACCGCCAAGATGAAGGGCTGTTAAAAGATTCCACGAAAATAACTGTAGGCTTTCGAAAAGACGGTGGCCGTTTCCGAATCACCTGGTCTAATACCGACGACATATACAGCATCGAGGAAGAGACCGCTCCCGGAGTCTGGTGTGATTCCGAGGGAGACATAGCACAACGATTTCCTGTCAGGATTTACAGCCAGAAACAGATATTCGAATTGGCAAAGCATCCCCAAGCACTCTTGCAGGTTGTCGATGATGCCCCGGAGGTCAATCATCGTGATTGGCAGCTTAAGTGGGATGAACTGGTTTCCAAATATCTCTCGCTTCGCGCCCAAGAGCGTGAAGTTCAGGCTGGGCTTCAGGAAGAATCGGTAACCAAAGGTCAGCTTGAAGACGTCAAACGCAAACTCGATGTTTTTGAAAAGGCGGGCCACGCGGATGTCCTTAAGGCTTACCAACTCAGACAGAACCAGAGTAAGGCTATGGACTCCTGGGTAACGACTTGGGAGGATTCCGCCGAACAGGTCCGAGATATTTCTGGAAGCCTACTGCCAGCAGAATTGGATTTACAATATTTCGACATTGGGAATGCGGATGACAAAGAACTCTTCGATACCATCAAGGACATCCGTGCGACGTTTGAGAAGCTTCAGACAGAGATGAACTCGATCGCGCAGCGGATTGATGATGTGAAGAACTCATGGAATCAAACTCGATCAGACTTGGGAATATCGAAAAGAATTACAGCGGCGAGCCATGAATACAACGCCCTCCTCGGTCAACTCAGCGCAGCAGACGCAGGTGATCCATCTGCATATGGTGTTCTGGTTAAGCAGCGACAAGATTTCGAAGATAAGCTCAAGGGATTCGACAAAAAGAGAGAAACTCTTGCGCAGCATCAGAAGAGCGCGGAAGAATACTTGGTCAAACTCCATGAGCATCGAGCATTGATAACCAAACTTCGTGAGGACTTTCTCAAGGATACTCTCGTCGGCAATTCATATGTACAGATCAATGTCATTCCGTTTGGAAACAAGATTACGGTTGAGGAAGAATTCCGTAACCTGATCGGCCGCAGTGGTGGCGGATTTGACCGCGACATTGGAGTTGTTGACGGGGATGAGGGCTTGCTGGCTTATTTAACGCAAGACCAATCCAATACTATGGATGATAAAATTGAGAAAATAAAATCATCGCTACTTGCAATCCATGAAAACGATACTATGGCGGTGGAATCCTGCAAAGATCGACGTTTTGTATCCCTCATTCAGGGGCTAACTCCGGAACAGATAGATCGAATTCAGTGCTGGTTTCCAGGCGATTCTCTGGATATCAGATATAGCCTCAAGAACGGCGAGAGTTTCAAACCCGTAGAGCAAGGATCTCCGGGGCAAAAAACGGCGGCTCTCCTTGCATTTATCCTTTCATATGGCAATGAGCCTCTTATACTTGATCAGCCTGAGGATGATCTTGATAACCACTTAATCTATGATCTTATCGTGACGCAATTGCGTGAGATCAAACAAAAACGGCAGGTTTTAGTAGTCACGCACAACGCTAACATCGTCGTGAATGGTGACGCGGAAAACGTCATTGCCCTTGATATTCGGTCTGGTCAAACCAGAATTGTGGCGCAAGGGGGTCTTCAAGAACCTTCCATACGCGATGAGATATGCCGAGTGATGGAAGGTGGCAAAGAGGCCTTTACCCAAAGATATAAACGAATCAATGCAGCAATCAAATAGAACGGAGTTGCACTTGAACGGCAATTGCGCTGAGCTCAATTGCCGCCAATGCTTGGTCGTTAACGTCTGCTCCTGGCACAGGGCTGCTGTTGCAGCCCTGACAACCTTAGACTTCAATCGATTCAGAGATCTCTAACGCATCATCGACTTCAATGCCCAGATAACGGAATGTGCTTTCCAGTTTCTTATGACCCAACAGAAGTTGAATCACCCGAAGATTCTTGGTCAGCGGACAATAGGTGCAACGCCATATTGAACCCTTAAGACTAAAGTGGACCGATATAGTAAGCGTTACACTGACCCGTTGCCAGCATCGAAATGCCTAAGCTACGAAAACTCTTTGACGGACATAATGTTCCTCATGTTTGCCACATGTCTCCGATTGAGCACAACTATAGTCTGCTGATGAGACTAATTATGGCACTGAGCAGACCTGCTCGCTAGGCGAGATCCGCTGTGAGCGAATTGCAGAGGTCTCGAATATGCTTGATAATAATGCTTGAAGATATAATTGGTATGAGCCTGAAAATTTATTTTTAAAGAATTATTAAATACTGCCGATGTTAATAATTATACTAAAAAAAAGGAACATGGAATTTATGTTAAATTTAGACGAAATGTGCAGCGCATTAAGAAAACAATACTCTATAACGGCTGGTCAAGATGGTGAGAAATATGCTAGTAGATGGCTGGAAAAATCCAAGTGGAAATTTGAACATGTTGAGCAAGGAATAAATACCTTATCTGCAAACTTGAAATCATATGGGGGGAAACGCCCCGATTTCATTATTGACGCTGACGAATCCTCTTATATTCTTTTAGATGCGAAGTATCACTCAACAGATGGGTGTACCTCCTTTACACTTACTGATTGTGAAATAGGAAAGTATAGAGCACTTCAGCAATTCTTAAAAAATGTGTATAGTGATTGTACTTTCGAAGTAGTCTTTATGGTGTTTCCGAAAGAAAAAAATGGTGACGAATTTACATTTGTGAGTCTAGATGAGTTTGATAAAGGAGAGTGTACGACTCTAGCATCAAAAGATGCAACGAAAATTAGTCTACTCTATCGAGATGACTTATGGTTTAAAAGTTGATTAATAAAAAAAAAATTGGCTTTCACCATTTTTAATTACTTTTCCCAGCATGCCGAAAATGTCTCATTTATTTGAATGATTGTATCTTTAATAGATATATCGCGACTATTCCTAAACTTATTTCTAGTTGTTAACAAAACTGTGTGCTATGAATGTCTGCTGTTGGCACATAGCAGTTCTAGAGACAGTGGCGTAAAGTCATGGAGAATCGGTGGAAGGAGGTGCAAACCCTCTCATACAAAAATGCGTAAAATCAGTAACGGCTGGAAATCATTCAATACTCGCACTATCAAAAGTTCACCAGCCAACCGCGACACCTCCTGCATACGACATGTCTGCGGTTTTATATAACCCTGGCTGGAAACCTCTTATACAAAGTTGACACACCAACATCATAGATAATAGCCACCTTCTGGCGAGGAACGCCTGATGCAATTAATCGCCCGGCCTGCGCCCATTGTTCTGGTGTAAGTTTGGGACGACGTCCACCAATTCGTCCCTGTGCGCGAGCAGCTTCCAGTCCAGCTTTTGTTCGTTCAACAATCAGTTCTCGTTCCATTTCAGCCAGGGCACCCATCACATGAAAGAAAAAACGCCCCATCGGTGTGCTGGTATCAATAGCATCCGTCAGGCTGCGAAAATTAACGCCACGTTCGCGCAACTCCTCAACCAGAATGACCAGATGCCGCATACTACGTCCCAGCCGATCCAGCTTCCAGACAACCAGAGTGTCACCTGCCGATAATGTCCTGAGCAGTTTTTTCAGTCCCGGCCTTTCGGACTTTGTACCGCTTATCTTGTCTTCAAAAATCAGCTCGCATCCTGCACAGTTCAGCGCATTACGCTGTAGATCTGTGTTCTGGTCATTTGTTGACACACGTACATAGCCAATAAGCATGGTAGATCCCCCTGACAAAAGCAGGAATGATGCCATTTGCTCGTTATTTCTGCATTTTCATAAACGTTGGTTTGGGAGAAGCGGCTAAAAGGAATGTAGGGACAGGGGCGAATCAGATACCGGACATGGCCTCTTTTGCCAGTGGTGATGGATGGATGAAATTACCCAACGGGAAAATCCTGCAATATGGTCGTGGGCGTGTGTCTCCTACGCTTGCGAGTCAGACACTACGGGTAGAATTTAATATACCTTTCCCTAAAAAAGCTGATATTGCCTTGCTTTCACATTCTGGTGATGGTGGTTCAACTGCCGGGAGTGGTCGTGGTTTTATGATGACAACTGAAGAGCCAGGGTTAACAGGGTTTTATTCTGCCTTTAGAACAACCTCGACAAGTCCAACTGTTACCATGAATTACTGTTGGTGGGCTGTTGGCGAGTAATTTTATTCAGGGTGATTTAATATGAACGAATATGTTTATAGCGCAAGGCATAATGCTTTTTTCCCTGTGGATATGATTGATAAATATAAATCAGAGGGATGGGATTTATCAGATGCTAAGGAGGTGAATCAAAATATTGTCAGTGAGTTTATGGCTGAACCGCCACAAGGAAAAGTCCGTATTGCGGGAGAGGATGGACTACCTGCGTGGGCAGATATTCCTCCACCTACTCACGAAGAGCTTATTGAAATTACTGAATCAGAAAGACAGCTACTAATTAACCTGGCCAACGAATACATGAACAGTAAGCAATGGCCCGGTAAAGCCGCTATTGGTCGTCTGAAAGGTGACGAACTGGCGCAATATAATTTGTGGCTGGATTATCTGGACGCACTGGAGCTGGTCGATACTTCCGGTGCGCCAGATATTGAATGGCCTACGCCTCCGGCAGTTCAGGCCAGCTAATCTCAGGAGCCGTCGAAGTGTCGACGGCTTTTACTTCTTTTTTGTAGTCCATCCAGGCAGATAGTTTTTCTTTATCTGTACTGCTGATATCACCAAGCATTAATTCCACCCGCCAGTCAGCTGTGACATTATCGGCATGAGCAAGTAACTGCATTCGCTGATTTTCAGCACGTGCGACATAATCAATCGCCGGAGATTTCAGTACCGGTAAACCATTTTCATCTGACGTGATTAATTTACCCCCTTCCTGCTGTCCGGCAATTAATTCATTGTATAAGTCTGTACTTATCTCAACAATGTCAGCAGGCATGTCGCTGTTTATACCATCAAAGAAAAAACCATTAGTCGATTTTGAGAAATAAATCATAGATATACCTATACACCGATTGCTACCCAAAAACAGGACCTTTCATGTTTGACAATTTCTCCCTGAGATATACCGCCAACAATTATATAGAACTGTGATTTGCTGATATCAGAACAGTTCGCTATGCCCATTGCAGATATACCAGCCACCGACGTTGTATGTGGCACAGCCAACAGCGCAAGTGAACGATTTGGGAATGTTACCGGGTAAGTCACCGTATAGTTTGATGCTCCACTGACAATACCCCACTGAATAATCAGACCTGAAGGGAGTTTTTGAAAACCCGTTGATGAAAGTGAACTGGCAAACGCCGCCATATCCGGAATTTGGTTTTGCCCGCTACCTACATTCCGTTTTGCCGCTTCTCCCAAACCAAGGTTTTCGAGAGCTGTTTTCACCGTGCCATCCGATTTGATATCACTAAACGGATTCTTGCGGCTTAACAGCAGCGCACGAAGCGCAGTAAGCAGCTGGTCGTGCCTCTCCTTCTCCAGGCTGGCACCGGATGCCTCCACCACGCTGCAAAGCTCCTCCTGCAACATGTCAAAGTAGTCATCATCCAGATCGGTGGCAGGCGTACCAGTCTGGGGATTACCACGGGTAAAACCGTTCTTACCCGCGCCGAACTTATCCTTCTGCGCGGTTTTCGTGTCTATACGATGCATGGATTACTCCGGATATTTAAAAATTACGTAGGTATGCGACGGGCAGAGTTTGTTAAGCACACACTCGACAACGGTGTCGCCCCAGATACGCAGTGCGGAATCACAGGGATCGCCACATGTCATCCAGGTGGTGTTGGTGGCGGCTGGCATGTTGACCTGCCAGTAATACCGCCATTCCGGCGCATTCACCGCGTCAGTACAGGCCGATGAGCAGGTGAACGTGCTTTTGTCGTATCGCGTGATGGTGGCGTCTGGTCTGCCCAGGGCAGCAAGCTGTGCAAGGTAAAAATCCTCATTGATGCCGCCCGCCAGGTTAACCTTCGCATCCAGTCGTTGCTGACGCTGGCGAAGGGTCTGTGTCCCTGCGGGAATACATTCATCCGGCAGGCCGCACAGACGCTCCCAGCGATTTATCAGTTCGGTGGTGGTGCGCGGATCCAGCTCCCGCATCAGGGCATCCGCACGCTGATGAACGCGGGTTAATGACGGTGCCGCACCGGCAATCGCCGGATCGCTGGCTGACCACGCCGGACCGGGGGGCAACAGTGCCGACAACAGACGGATGTAATCATCGTTTGTCACGTCCATGAAATCGTCCCCAGTACCGCCAGTTCATTTTTTGCAATGGAGATATTGTCTGCCGGTGCAAGCAACTGATGGCTGTATTCCCCGTTCGCACCGGAAATCGCTTCACTGATACGCGACACCTTCAGTTCTCCCTGCGGATAACCATCACGCAGCAGGAACGAACGCAACTCGGCGGTGATGGCAGCCCGTATTTCTGGTGTATCCGGCGTCACACGGATATGAAAATCCACCGTATGCGCCACCGGCCTGAACACATACAAATCAGAGCCTGCCACCGGGGCCAGTGGCTCGATATGCAGCCTTGCCGCCGTTTCCGTTGATTCTTCCGGAATGGGATTAATCAGGTCGCTGCTGGCAATCATCACACCGACAGTCCCCGTTCCCATCCAGTGTCGGTATGTCCATGCGCGGGTAATGCCGGGAACTTCTTTAGCCCAGACGACATAGTCCCCGTCAGCCCCGCCCTGAGGCGTCCAGTAATACCGCTCAATGACGCGGGCGCGCCACGTTTCCAGCTCTTCAGTATCAAATCCACCTGTCAGTGTATCTGCCACGCCGGAAGACGGCAGACCATTCACCGGCGTGACCAGGATTAATGACGTACCGTCGTCAGCGTTACCGACCGCGCCTGCACTTGAGCAGGCGATCGGCACGCGCAGGACACCACCGGAGCTGGTTGCATCGGCAGTTGCCGTGTACTGCACCAGGTCATCGCGCTGAATAACACTCCCGGCGGTCACCTTCAGGCCATCGCTGACACCTTCCCAGCGCATATACCCGCTGGCAGCCGTGGCCCCCTTGCGCGGACACCGTTTCATCGCAGCATGTCGCGCCAGCCAGGACTCATCGCACAGGTCAGGCAGCATATTCATTGCCAGATAATCGATGTACCCGTAAACCGTATGCAGCGCCGCCGCATACACCTTTGCCCGCACGTCTTCATCCATGCGCCGGAGCGTGTCGCTGACGTCCAGCCTGGCGAATAAATCGTTACGGAGCATACTGATATTTTCTGCCAGCGTCGGGCGCTGAAATTCACTGTCCGCCATGCGTTATCGCACTCCACAGATCATCAAAAGAAATCATTACCGGTCCGTCACGACGCCAGAGAGTGATACTGTTACCCAGCTCATTAATCCCGGTGCGGCGGATATCCAGATCAATACGGGACACCACGCCGTCATCAATCATCCATTGCAGGCATTCGCGGATATACCCCCTTACCGTCTGCACCAGCTGATTGGTCAGTTTGCTGCGCTGAAGCAGCCACAGTCGGGAGCCGTAACGGTCATTCTGTACCGCAGGCCAGGTATCCCCCCACCATCCCATCGGGACGTCGGCGTTGTCATCAGGCTCCGCCCGCCGCCAGGTGAACAGGGAAATCACCACGGCGCGGGTCAGCGGATCCAGCGGTGCGCTGGCGCAGGTGCGTTTACCGTTCACCGTCAGCCACAGTTCCATCATGCCTCCATCGCTTTATCAGGTTTGTCGGTGTTACTTCCCTGACCGTTCTCTCTGTGACGATGCCCGTTATAGGCAAGCCGCATCGCTGACATGGTGGTGCCGCCGGAGTCGCACAGGTCTTTCACCTGTCCTGTCACTTCCAGGTCCATTTCAAAACGTGCCTTAGGCGCATTGCGAAACGTGATCGTTTTACCTGCACCGTCCACCACGATCCCCTCCCGGGTCAGCGTCACGGACTGCCCCTGATCGTCATAGACAGCCACCTCCCCCGTTTGCAGCCCTTTCAGGCGGTAGCGACGGTCCGACACCGTAACAACCACCGCATGAGAACGGTCGCCATCCGGAAACAACACCACCGCTTCCGCACCGCTGTTTGCCCTTGCGGTAAAACCGTAGGGTTCAAGATGTTCAACCCCGGCTTTGGGTTCACCGGCAATCAGGGACACATCCACGGTCTGACATTTCGTGGCGGCACTGATGCTTTTCACCACGGCCCGCCCAATCAGGCCGAGGAGTTGTCGCTGCATGGCTTCAATCGTCCTCATCAGAACGGGTCCTCCTGTACTCTGGCTTTTTTCTTTTTCCGCGCGCCGGGGGCTTCGGGTTCAGGCAGATAAGCATCAGGTGGGCCGACACGGATTTCCGTCAGGGTGCCGTTCTGGTCCTGAGTAAACGTGACTTCCGAAACAAGCAGTTCGGTATTGTCGAAACCACAGACCGGATCAAAGACAATCACCCGCTGGTTGGGCTGCCACAGCGTACCGTTACCCTGTCGCCAGCCCTGCACCACATAGGTGGTTTCATCCGTCCGCGCCGCCCGTTGTCGGGCTTCAAAGTCCGAACGGGCAATACAGCCTGCCCCCGTAGCCTGCCCTGTCTGCCTGATATACATCGGACGGTAACGGGCAATAAATGCGTCCTCTGTGCGGGCCCGCAGCGCGGTGGTGGTGGCCTCACCGAAATCATCGTCGTTTCCGGCACGCTGCCCCGCCACCTGGTAAACAGAAAACCGCTCCCGGATACTCTTCTCCGTATCGCAGGAAAGGATGTTTTCCCCGAGTACCAGCGCAGTATGTGCCCGCGTTGAGCCAATACCGCCAATCACCAGCCTGCCGTGCGGGTCGTCGTAAGCCAGTGCCTGCTGCTGACCGAGTATTTTGTTGATTACCTCAATCACCGTTTCACCGTGATCAGGCTGGACATCAGGAATAACACCCGACGGCGCACCGTTGTTCACCACCTCAATGCCGAAAGGCGCAGCAAGCGCCTGCGCAATCTGTACCAGCGATCGTCCGTTAAACTGTGTCGGTTCGGCTGCACAGTCAATCAGGTCAGCCGTCAGACTACGTCCGGCAATACCGGTGCTGACCGAACGGGCATCGTAACGAACGGGGGTCGCCTCCACCCAGCCGGTGATCACCAGCTCATCACCAATCAGCACTTCCACTTTTGAACCATTTTTAATGCGCGGCTGAAGCGTGGTGATACCCTCATCTCCCGGCCACTGGCGGGTGATCTCCACGCTGAAATCCCGCGCCAGCCGTTCAATACCGGCACCGATGCGCACCGATGTCCAGCCATTCCACTCCCGGCCATTTACCCGTAGCGTGACGTTATCGTTCATTGCACTGGCACCTTCAGAGGGATCACCGGCACAAAGCCGGGATGCGTAATGGCATTACGCCGGATAATGTCCGCGTCACGCGCCGCGTTATCAAACCAGGTCGCCGCCAGCACCAGCGCGGGTAAGACCTCATCCGGCGTGCGCTGAATGATCCGAGCAGACTGTTCAAGGCGCGTGTTGATATCCGCATTCAGATCTGCTTTCACCCGGCGCAGCGCCAGAAACAGCGCATCACTGGTTGTACGGGACAACTCCTTATCAATTGCCGTATTCAGTGTGTCGCGAATGTCAGTCAGTTCTTCCCACGTTGGCAGGTCAACCGTGTTTTTCACCGCCGGTGCATTGTTCAGTGCCGGATGCGTGACGGAAGGCCAGCCGGTGCTCTGCGCGGAAGTTGTTGACTGCCCCACTGCGGAATTCTGCATCACCGCGGAAGTTGTTGGCGCAGGCAATCGGGTGACGGCATACGCCGCTTCGCTGATTGCGGTCGTACGAAGGGTGCTGGCAACCACATTACGCTGCTGCGTCGCCGTGGCGGTGGTTTTACTGTCCGTTTTCCAGACGCCGCGCGGTTGCAGATCGCTGCCGAGGCTGACACCGGAAAGCGTTTTGATCATGGTGACCAGGTCGCTGGCGTTACCATAAAGGCGTTTCCCGGTACGCCACATTTTCTGCACCTGCTCAACGAAATTTTTGCCTGACGATGGCGGCGGCAGAAGTACCGAGATATCCCCCTGCAACAGCCTGGCGGCATCCGATACGGCAGAATCCACCACTTTCATCGCATCAGAAACATACCCAAGCATTGTGCCGGCATTACCGACGACGTCGTTCTGCACAAAATCTGCCACGCCATCGATACTGAAACTACTGAAACTGTCACTGATGCAGTCATCCAGTGCAGAACAGGATGACATCAGCGTCTGCGCCGTCGCCGCACCTGATGTGGGGTAAGAGAGTTCTCCCGCTTCGACAAACTTCAGGTCAAAGCGGACAATACGCCCTTCACTCTTCGATGTGCTGACCCGAACCTCTCCGTCAACACAGACTTTCAGCTCACCGTAAGTCGGATGGACAAGCGTGCCAGGACCGGGTTTATTCAGCGCGTCAATCAGGCGATCGCGCTGGTCAAAGCAGTCATCTCCCACCACATAAGCCGTGATGGACGGGCGGAAAGTGATTTTCCCCAGGTCTTCGGTATAGGGTTTGTCGCGGTTCGGGTATTCGTGCGTTTCCACACGACGACCGGTTCCCGCACTTTCTTCTTCAACCTTAAACGGCACACCGCGAAATGACGCGTCCTGAAGCCTGTCTTTCCACGTCATATAAACTCCGGATATAAAAAAGCCCACCGAAGTGGGCATGAAAGACATAAATTAATGTAAGGTTTACCCTGCTATTTTTTGAGCCAGATGAGCCTGCAATTTATAAATGTTTGCTCCTTTACTGAACTGTTTTTTTATCGGTTCTGCAATACCAGAAATCCATATCTTCATTTCAGCATCAAGATCAAGATGCCCGGCGGTTTCAATAGAAAAGTTTGTCACAGATTTATAAGGAATCGAACGATACTCTACTTTTTTCCCTGTGACACCCTGCTTATCAATAAAAATTAACCTTCTGTTAGTCAGAATAATTTGGTCACGAATGAGTTTATAGGCAAGTTCGACATTTTCTCCCTCACCTAAAACAGCCCCTAATTCCTGTTGTGCATCTGATGCATTAATTTCACCGGCATTACCTATAATGGCATGTAACAGACCCATAGATTTCCCTTCAGTTGATAACAAACTTAAAGACAAATTATATCTGGTTCCGTCATCTGCCAATATGCGTATAGCCAACATCGTGATTTATATCAAAACCGCTGGATCGCGTTTCCATAACCCGCATACCCGGAGGCGAATTCACAAAAGAGACCTTGATCTCACCGTCAACTTTTGGCGCAGAAGCTTTGTTAATCATGAAGGGATTCGGGCCTGTAGCATCGGAGGCGTTGTTTGACTGAGCCGGATCTACCGCCGGATAAGGTGTGTATCCCCGCGCCGGTATTCCCGTCCCATAAGCATCATAAGCACCCGCGCCCCACTGCGCCGAGTTAATGGCATCGACCGTGTCACCGGAACTGTCGGTAAACCACTCAATAATTGGCTTCAGCTTGTCCCACATATCCTGAAACCACTTAACAACCGGTCCCCAGTTATTGATTACCATCCCCAGCGGCGACCAGGCAAAAACCTTCTTCAGAAGTTCCCAGCCAGCCTCAAAATAAGGACCAATGGTTTCCCAGAGCTTCTTGAAATAAGGTCCAACAACATCCCAGTTAGTGATAATTAATCCCGCAGCCAAGGCAATCGCCGTCGCAATCATGCCAATCGGCGTCATCGACATGATCCTGCTGACGATACTGATGGCACTGCCCACGCCCATCAATCCCAGTTTCAGAATCGCAAGACCGGCAGCAAGCCCGACGACGCCGCGAATAACCCGGGGATTTTCATCCGCAAACTTCGTGAATTTTTCCCCCAACTCCCCCAGCCATTGCGTGATATTTTTGGCGTCACCAGAAAATGCGCCGCCAATAGCCGCAAGGCCGTTAGTTGCGGTCCCCGTCATTGCCTCCCACAGGTTGGACAGCGTACCAAGCTGTGCCTGAACACGTTTATTCAGGCTGGCCTGTTTATTCATCTTCTGCTGGATCTGATCGTAGCCATCCTTTCCTTTATCGATTAGTGCATTGACCACCTGAAGGGTTTCGGCATCATCACCAAATATTGCCTTAAGTACACCTGTTCGCTTAACGTCGGTCAGTTTTCGCAGCTTTGCCAGTTGCCTGAACATGTTATCAAGACCGCCAAAACTTCCTTTGCCGTCAGTAAAATCGAGCTGTACCCCGAGTCTCTGGCGGGCCATGACTTTATTGACGTCCCTGATTTTCTTAACGCTTAATCCGGACTGGATAACTTTTCGCAGGGCATTACCTGCCGACTCCCCGTTCATCCCCATCTGATCCATCATGACGCTGATGGGGGCAAGGCTCTGTGCAGCCTGAAGACCGTCCTTGTTCACCATCTTCAGAACAGAACTGGTTTTAGTGAAGAAGGACAACATGTTGGTATCGTCAACGCCCAGATAAAACGCCTTCTGGATAGTGTCGAACAGCCCCATCATGTCTTCTGACGCCGTTCCGGTAGCATCCTGCATCTTTGCGGCAAACTCAGCAGCCGCTTCCGGTGTTTTTTTCAGTTGTACCGCAAGATAAGCTGTCGCTTTACCCACACCACCCAGAATGTTTTCTGCCGGGATCCCCTGACGCACCAGCATCTGCATCATGTTCTGGAAATCAGCCGTTGTACCGGGTAGCTGGTTACCCAGGCCAATAGCCAGTTTATTGATGTCCTGAAAGCTCTTTCCAACCTCGCCGTTCGCATCCATCATGGCGACTTTCAGCCCGGTGGCGGCGTTTTCCTGATCGGCATAAGATTTCAGGGAAAGCGTCAGACCCGCTGCCAGTCCGCCACCAAGCGCCAGCCCACCCTGTGACGCTTCTTCCGCCTGGCGTTTAAATCCCCGGATTTTCTTTTGCATTTTCGACAGCGCGGGAGAAAGCCTGTCGATACCGGTGATCAACGCCTTAAGCTCAAATTCAGCCATGTGTGCGTTTCTCCTGCTCTATCCTGTTTGCCTGACTGACCAGTAAGGGAATTTCACTGATCGGCATATTCAGCAATTCGAAAGGATTAATGCGCCAGTAGCTGGCGCAGTCAAAGAAGCGATCAGTGAGGTATTCAGCCGTCAGGCCTGGAGGAAAAAACCAGCCACAAGCCACGCCGCTGCATTCAGGTCTGCCGGAGACATCTGGTCAACAGAGCTTTGCGGCACTTTCGCCAGCCGCACAATGTATTTCGACACCACATGCGCCAGAAGTCTGACGGACTCATCCTGATTCATCTGGTAGGGATACCCCAGCTCGCGGACATCCTTCCCGGTGGGCTCATCAAACTCCAGTACGGAGAGTGTCTCGCCATGAGCGGTAATCGGTTTCTTTAACTCAAGCTCTTTCATTACTGGTAATCCCCTTCTTCACCGTGGAACTCAAGATCAACCGTGCCTTCTTCGGCATTATGGTTCGCTTCGCCGTGCAGCCAGGCAGACGACAGTACATAGACCTGACCGTTCGCCAGCTCGGCAGTGATGGTCATCTCATCAGACGAGGTGATTTTGTTCACCGGAAAATTCTTCGGCACCTTGAAGGTCCCTTTGACATAAGGCGCACGGTGAGTTTCCTTGCGGTCCACTGAGCCGTCCAGGCCGATGATGTCATCATTGACCGTCCTGTTCATGGGCACCTCAATGCCGCCGGTCAGCGATAGCTGCTGACCGTCAATTTTGAAATAACAGGTTCCCCCGATACGGGCCATTATGCAGACTCCTCTGAATACTGAAGACGGAACTGGTTAACCACGGCAAAAACACGCAACTGGTTAACATAGTCAGGCGGGAACAGCGTGTTCAGGCGGTTCGGATCGCTGGCATCACGCTCCACAACCAGGTACTGCTTAAACAGTTCGTAGTTTTCCACGATCCCCGCACGCTCGAGCTGACGGTAGGTTGCCAGCAGTTCCCCTTTGATCACCGCCGGGGTGACAATCGCCTGACCGGGACCAAAGCGGGTACCGTCACTGGCAAGCTTGTGACGCCCGTACTTACTGGTAATAACGGATTTCAGTTTGCGCAGTACATACGCGCTGGTATGCAGCGTCTCACTGTCGAGGTAGCTGTTATCCGCAACCCCGTAAGCGTTTTTCCTGTACGTGGTGACATCACGCTGAATGCGTAGTACCCCACTTTCGACATACGCCGTTGCCACGCCATGAGACAGCAGGGTCTGTTGCTCGGTCATCGTGAACCGTTTCCCCTTCGGCGCAGGCAGCATACCCACCAGCTCACCGGTCTGCGTGGGACGTGCCGGATCGTTGCGAATAAACACCGCTGCGCGGGCGGTACGGCTTGCCGCCAGCTCGTCGGCAGGCGTCTGGGTCTCTTTTTCGTACCCCGCCAGGGTAATGTGCTGCTGGTTAAACTGGTCACCTGCGGTCACCAGTTCTGACAACGTGCCGATCTTTGCCGTATACACATGACCATACAGCTGACGCGCATAGCTCCAGCGACCGCTGGTATCGTTCATTTCGGTCACCAGCGTGTTAACGGAGGCCGTGTCGTTGAACGGCAGACCGATATAATCAAACGGCTCATCCGCCATTGCAGCCACCGCGCCGGTGAGAACCGGAGCGCCCGTTCCGGCGGTCCCCGTCGCCACGGCAATCTGTACGCCCGCTGGCAGTACTTCGCCCCCACCGAAGCCGTAGTAATTGAGGCTGACAGGAATTTCATTCCCGCAAAGCCCCTTATGACGCGCGGTCAGCGTGACAACACCAGCCGAAGATGAAGCTGTAAACGGCAGAGTCGGAACGGCATTGATGGCATCTTTGATACTGCTGGCAATCGTCGTGACGTTATCGCCGTTGGTCACCGGAGCCTGCACGCGGGTACGTCCCACATACACATTCACCGTGCCGGTTTCGGTTGCCGCCCCGGTCACCGTCAGCGTAACCATTGCCGCCGCGCCCGTGGATTCAGGAACGGCAATCACATACAGCTCACCAAACGGGTCGGTCTGGCGATAAGCCTCGACCATACGCGCCAGCTGACTTCCCGCACCACAAATCTGGCGTGCATAGTCTGCCGACGGCATCAGCACCAGACTGTTGGCAACAATCTCTGCACCGTTATTGGCATGACCAATCAGCAGTGATGCTCCGCTGTCCTGTGCAGTATTCGCCGCCTGGTTATCCATTTCCGCATAAAACAACGGAACCAGCGTATTCGACGGAATGGTGTTAAAGCTTATCGTCATCGGTATTCACCTTTTTATTCACGCGCCGGATATCACCCGCTGCTTCACGGCGCAGCCAGTAGTTGTTCTCGTCAACATTTCGCCCCTCGGCGGGCAAAAGGTCGCCACGGGCAGGGTCAGGAACTGACCGCCCTTTAACAGGTTTCACAAACATGAAGATTCTCAGGAAGGAAGGGTTATTTCGGTGTGATGTTCGATATCGCCGTCAGGCCCGTTACCGGGATCGAGATAATCAACATCAATCGCCAGCGTTCGCAGTTCATCCAGACTGTTCAGGTCATCCTGCTGGCGGGTATCGTCTTCGGTCAGCTCGCTGATGACCGAAAAATCGAACTGATAAATCAGCTCATGACGATTCAGATCCAGCAGCGTGCCGCCGTCATAGGTAATCGGGTTACCGCACGCTTCCGGGTTCCAGCCCAGCAGGGCCTTAAAGAGCATCTGCCGGACATCGTCCACCACATCATACGAAGCAAACTGACCGCGCTCATCACGCCCGTTACTCAGTATGACAACCACGGAGAAGCCCTCTTTCAGCTCCTGCCAGTAGTCGGTCTGGCTTTTGTTTTCTCCCGGAGAGTCATCACCCGGTACCACATACGCCGCCGGGAGTCTCAGCTTTCCGACCTCCGGCAGATTTTTGAACTGTGCCGCGCCTGCCACCCGGTTTTCAAAATACGGGCAGCGGGCACGCAGCGCAGCAATAACAGGCGTCAGTTTCATCTGTGTCGTCGCTCCGGCTTCAGTGATTTACGTAATTCCCGCGCCAGAAAATAGCGTGTCCAGCTGCGGTTCTTTTCAAGCGTTTCCACCATAAAGTTATTACGTGGAGCCAGTCGCCAGCCGCTGCCACCGGATGCACCACGATGATGGCTGCGACGACGCTTTGCTCCTCCCCGGACACCAAAAAACAGAAACGCCGGATAGAAGTCACCAGAGATCATCCGGTTCCCCTTCCCGTTGCGCTGGTTAGGGGCAATGCGTGTCATAAAACCGGCTCGCTTTTTACTGGCTCTCGGCACCATGTAACCAATCGAACGAGCCAGGCGTCCGGTCTGATAACCGGGGTTTTCACCCGGTGCCGACCGCGCACGGCGCATCACCAGCCGACGGGCATCACGCATATGACGCTGCCCAATCGTGACAAACGCCCGCCGGACACGGGCACGGTTAAAGCGCATCTCCGCGGGCTGCTGAACATCAACGTGAAAAAAGGGAGTCGCCATTGCTGCCTCCGTGACTCTGCGTAAATTCGCCCAGTTCCGTACACTCCAGCAGCAGAAAGCGCCGCGCCCCGTTCAGATCGCGCTGACGTTTCACCCGGTACACACTGTCACCGCAGACCACCTCATAATCAGCGGTGATCCCCCGGCGGTAACGAATGGTGATGTAATGGGTGATGGCGTCCCCGGTCTGCGCGGTTTCCTGCCAGGTGGTGGCACTGGTCTGGACAACCTTCGCCCATGTCCGGAACGCAACCGGGTATTGAGGATCCACGCCAAAGTTATCCGCGGGCATATCCACCCGCTGGCGGATCAGGACGCGTTTATTCAGTTCACCGGGGTCCGGCAGAATGTAGGTTGCGCTGGTCTGCGCCTGACGAATTTTCATTGCGGAAAGTACCTGTACGGGCCGACAAGCCAGCCAAAACTCTGCGGCATGTCGAGTTTCTCCACTTCCGTAACCGACGAGCGGTTTTCGTAAAAATGGCTGATAAGCATCAGCATCCCCAGACGAATATCATCCGGCAGGTGCAGCCCGTCCGGATCGCTGTCCGGAATGGTTTCATCCGGAGCATAGAGCTTCCGGTTCAGATACGTTTCCGTCCGCTTTTGTGCCGCACAGGCCAGCAGTTGCAGATGGCGGTCATCAGCATCGAAATCCTCATCCAGCCGGAGTTGGGCTTTAATCTCTTCCATTGTCAGAAGCATACTCAGCCCTCTTTACTGGTCGTGGCTTTTTTCTCTTTTGCCGCTTTACTGCTTTTTGCACTGATTCCGCGCTCTGCTAACCCGGCCTGAAGTGCAATCTCCTGCACACGGGCAGGAAGCGCCCCGTCGTCATACTCACCGGCCCGAATGACCTCAACACGCATACCGTCCGGTGACCATTTCAGATCTTGTTTCAGGATCATGATTCTTCACCCGTCAGAACAGGGGGCGCGGTTCCACGCCCCTGAGTGATTACGCCGCTGCAATCTTCAGCAGTTTGATGGCCTGCGAATCGACCAGCATCCCGCCGGTGCGCTTGGTGGTATAAAAACCGACAAACGGTTTATTGGTATACGGGTCACGCAGAATGCGGGTGCCGATACGGTCAACGATGGTGTAACCCCGTTTGAAGTTACCAAATGCAATGGCTTTCGCATCAGCGGCGATATCCGGCATCTGTTCGTTTTCAGCGATACCGTAACCCGCCAGAGAGGACGGCTGCCCCAGTTCCAGCCCCGGACGCCACAGATAGTTACCCTCGCTGTCTTTCAGCAGACGGATGGCAAACAGGCTGTTGTTGTTCATCATGAACTTCGCGCCAGTGCGGTGTGCCTTACGCAGCGTGTAAATCAGTTTGATAATGGCGTCTGCGGTCACCGCCGTCGCTTCGCCGGATACAATATGCTGAAGTTTGCCGAACGCCCGGACCTTATCGGTTTCATCAGTGGATTCATACGCCAGGAACCCTTTCGGCTTCTTGGTACCATCGCCGGTAGTAAAGGCAATTTCTTCCTGTTCGGCAAATTCGGTTGCCAGCTCGCTGTTGATCCATGCTTCCACGTTGAAAAAGGCATCATCCAGCATTTTCTGGGTGGCCTGCGGGTTACCGTAGATTTCCCCCATGAAAGGTTCAATCAGGCCCAGTTTTGAGGTGGCAGTCTGGGAGCGCGCGTCAGTCTCGCCAACCCATCCGGAAGCCGTGCCGCCCAGATTCACCAGTTTTTTGTAGTCGGAACCACCAACGGTGATCACCGTGGCTTCCTGGCGCATCACCACTTCATCTTTCAGCAGGTTAAGAATGTTGCGATCCAGTGCTTCCGGCACGGCATAGCCGCCGTCTTCATCGGTGCCCACCTGTAATGCCTTGCGCTCCAGATCGCGCAGACCATCTTCACGGCCTTTACGCAGGAAGCCCACAAACGCCTCTTTATGCTCGGTGGCCAGTTTATTTTGCGCTCCACCTGCCGGACGTTTCAGCTCAAGCAGCTCTTTTTCAAGGTCGCTTTTGAGGTTTTCCAGCTCGCTGAGTTTCCCGTTCAGGGTTTCCACCTGCCCGGCAAGCTTGCCTTTTTCCTGCTCAATCGCATCCACGCGCTTGTCGTTCTTTGCTTTGAAGTCGTCAAACTTCTGCTGCAGCTCCTGCGCGACCTGTTCGACATCTTTAATATCAACCGCCATCGTATTTCTCCTGATTAGAAGTTCAGATTTTTCAGTGCATTCAGTGCAGAGCCCACATCCTCAGCGTCGCGCAGGGACAGTGCGCCATAGCCCCCGGCCATGAATGCTTTGGCCTGGGTACGGGAGAGTCCGACATCACGCAGGACTCTTTCGATTTTTTTCTGTTCGGGGATTTCCCCGCGGGCCAGTGCGTTCTTGACGTCGCTGATCCGCGCCTCGTCGTTAGACGGGAACGTCACCAGGCTGACTTCCCAGAGGTCGATTTCTTTCAGCAGAAAGGCTTCTTTGCTCCGGTCGTATTCCCAGTCTTTCAGGACGTACCCAATAGAAAGGCCGGTTAACGAACCGGCCTTCATGTGTGCATGTGCGCGTTTTGCGAGGGGATCATCATCAATAAGCAACCGTCCCCTGACGTAAAGCCCGACATCGTCTTCCTTCATTTCGGTGTAAACACCGATGGGTTCATCCATGCGGTGCTGCCAGAGCAGCGCAGGTAACGCTTTTCTGTCACTCCACGCCCGCAGGGAAGCAGCAAATGCCCCGGACATCACCACATCATCGTGGCTGTCCTTTACACCAAAGACGGAGCCATACCCTTCAAACTCACCGGAGTCACTGACAGATTTCAGACTCAGCGGTACATCAAGACGTTGTTTCGTCTGCATTGGCGTTATCCTTCTGCTTACCGGCTTTACTGCCATCGGAGGGTTTCGTGGTCATGTTCATCGGTGTGAGATAGACATCACCACCGGGACGCGGATTCATATCTTCCAGGTCGCGGCAGTCATTGGGAGAGTAAATTCCCCAGTTGATCCCGGTGGCGTAGGCTTCAAAACGGGACTTCATATCCCCGCGCAGTAACGCCCCGGCGTTAAATTTGGCGTAATAAACGCCCTGCTTACTTTTTCGTACCAGTCCGGTGTTGATCCGCTGTTCGATGCGGGTCAGATACGGCACCAGTGAATAGTTGATAAATCCCAGCCCCAGCTCTTCGATATTATTGAAGGTGGCGCGATCGGTGTTCTGCACCATGTGCAACGGCACCCGGAACAGACGACAGATTTCTTCAAGCTGAAACTTGCGGGTTTCCAGGAACTGGCTGTCCTCGGCGTTCAGCGCCATCGACTTCCAGTCCAGCCCCATCTCAAGGATCATCGGGCGGTGAGCATTGCCAAGCCCGGTGTGACGCTCCTCAAAATCTTTCTTCAGGCGCTCATAAGCCTGATCTGACAGCGTCTGCTCTGTACGCAACACACCCGACGTCACCGCGCCATTGCTAAACAGTCTGGCCCCGTGCTCTTCGGTCGCTGCCGCCAGCGATATTGCCTCGCGGGCATAGGCGATGGGATTCAGCCCCACCAGTCCGTCCAGCGTCAGCGTGCGCACATGCCAGATATCCTCCTGGCTCAGTACATCCGTGGAGCCATCCGGGAATGTGACCTGATAGACCGGCTCCCAGCTACTGTTAAGCTTCGGTACCACACAACCGGGATCGACGGGCAGCAGTTCAGCCACTTCGCCAAATGCTTTCACTTTGTAGGCGTAAAAGTTTCCCCGCAGGCACAGACAGGTGACCACCAGCTCCCAGAACTCCTGCGGCGTCATATAGCCATTGGGATGCGTGGAGATCAGCTTATGCAGACGTTCGCCAGTGGCTCTCTGCTTCAGGCTGCCGTTCAGGTGATACAGGTTGCAGGGCAACATCCCGACCGACTCCGCCAGCACCCTGACACAGGAAAAAACCGCCGTCAGTCGCATGGCCCGCTGGCTGCTGATCTGCTTTCCGGTATAGGTGTCGTAGGACAACCCGATAGCATCCGCCAGCTCTGCTGGCGTGGTCACCGGTGCGTCACTTTTTCGTTGAAATAATCCCGAAAAGAACACTATTTACCTCCGCCGACAGACGACTGTGTACGGTCGAGATATCGCGCCACCAGCCACGACCAGAACAGGCACAACGCCCCGGCAACAACAAACCCCGCCGGGGGATAAATCAGCCAGGCACCATACGCCAGCAAAAGCGCCCCCAGCACGCCCACCAGCGGCGCGAGAATCAGCATGATCATAATTACCTCAGTTAAAGCGAGCGGATCCCATAGGACTCAATGTGGTCAGACAGCGTGTCTTCTTTCTCGTACAGCATGGCTCTGCCAACCGCCATAATCAGCGCAACTGCACCATCGATTTTGTTTTCCGCCTGCTCTTTGACGGGCTTCACCACATCATCGTTACCCGGAATGGTTTTGCCGACCACGTTGCCGATACACCAGGTCATGATGGGATTGCCATCATGATGAAAGCGCCCCGATTCAATTGCCGCTTCCAGCTCTTTCATCGGGTCGGACATGTTGGTGTAGTTCTGAATGATAGTGATGGGGTTCAGGTCTTCATCAGCAAGGTCATGTGACAACCCGGTCGCCCCGAAAGGGTCGATGGGTGACTCACTGACCGGGCTGATTTTGTTCGCCGCTTTGGCCTCCTCGAGGATGTAGCGATAATCCACCTCCGCACCATCGGTAACGGTCAGAACGCCCATTTCCACCCATTTCTGAAAGCGTTCGGCTGTCCGTCGATCTTCATTTTTCTCGACGCTGTACACCGTGTCATACGGTACCCAGAAACGCGGGGCCACACTGTAGTAATGCGTTTTACCGTCAATCTCGCGGGTATAAAGTCGCGCCATGCTGTTCATATCTAGTTTACGCGCCAGGTCAAAGGCCAGAATGCACGGCTGCCCCTCGAACTGCTCAAGGGTCAGTGATTTATCCTCGCAGCTCTGCCAGCTCACCAGGTTGAAATACGCCGAACGCGCCGACACCCAGATATTGAGGTGTTTTGTTTTAAAGACGTTTGCCAGACGGGCGTTATTTTTCGCACGCTGCTGCTGACTTAACAAAAATTCGCGATAAACCGACACGCCAATATTCGGGTTAGCTTTTTCCAGCACCTGCGGGTCGGTCCAGTCATCGCCTTCGTCAACGGTATAGATGATCCCGAACAGTTCATCGTTAGGCACCGAGCCGTTGAGCATCTCGATGACTTCCCGCCGCTTGTCGTAGCACGGCCCCTCAATGTTGTACCCGGCGGTGGTAATGGCCCACATCAGTGGCTGACGTCGCGCCCCCATCCCGGTAAGCATCGTGGTATAAAGCGCATCGGTGGCGTGCTCGTGATATTCATCCACCACGGCACAGTGGGGTGATGAACCATCACCGGGGTTACCGATCAGCGGTTCAAACCGCGCACCATCCTCCGGACGGTTCATGTTTGAGGCGTTAACCTCAATCCCGAACGCTTCCGTCAGCATGGGTGTGCGTTTACACATCAATCGTGCCGGACGAAAGACTTCCCATGCCTGTTTCTCTGTCGTGGCACCGGAATACACTTCCGCGCCAAACTCGTTATCACAGGCAAAACAATACAGGGCAACACCGGCAGAGATTGCCGATTTGCCGTTCTTACGGGGAATTTCGGTATACACCTCCCGGAAGCGGCGCAACCGGGTGCCTTTATTGACCCAGCCAAACGCACAGCAGATCACAAATAGCTGCCACGGCTCCAGCGTGATGGGCATCCGTTTGAATGCCCACTCCCCCTTGGTGTGCGGCAACAGCTGAATAAATTTCGCGGCCCGTTCAGCCAGGTCCTTGTCGAAGCGGTAACGAAACGACTTACTTTTTTCCGCCATCAGGTCATCAAGATGGCGCTGGCAGGCCTGAATCACAAACTGGCAGGCCACAATCTTTCCGCGAACGACATCCCGGGCATACTGATTGGCAGCATTTACGTTGGGGTAAGATTTCCGGCTCATGATTCGATAATTTTCAGAAACGGGTTAGTGGCTTTCTTCTGCCCCGCCAGGCCAATCAGACGCTGGCGGCTGCTGGGGTCGAGTCCGAGCATTGCCCCCGTACTGCTCATCTCGGACTCCTGTTCTTTTTTGGCGGTCAGCTCAGGATTTTTGACCATACCGCCCATTGCACCGGTGATGGTGTTGCCCTGTCTGGCAATATTTTTCACGGCACGTCGCCAGAACTCATAGGCCACGCACCACCGCTCAAGTACCGCCAGGTCAGTCACGCACAGCAGGCCCTGACCGCAGAGTTCTTTGGTTGTCAGTTGCCACATGATCGTGGCGAGAGGGAGATCTTCTTCTGCGAACCACTCCGGTGGCTCAACACCTTTGATGGGCGTAAAAACAGGTTCATCTTTATTCAGGGCTCGCTTGCCGGGGTTTCCGGCCAGCGCCTTGCGCGCCGTTGGCTTGGGGCGACGCCCGGAACGCCCCGCCGTTCCAGCCATATGCGGCACTCCTGGTTAAATTTCATTTTTCGCGGGTATAAAAAAACGATGGGGCGGGCAGTCCGGAAGACGTCAGGCCGCAGGGATTTGACCCGCCCCTCCCCTCAGGAAGTTGAGAATCATTATCACTTCAACCGTTCACGGGCCGTCTTCGCCTTATGACACGGCCAGCACAGACTCTGCAGATTACAGTCGGCATCAGTGCCGCCATGCGCTTTAGGGATGATGTGGTCAACGGTTTTCGCTTCACGCACCACACCGGCACGCAGACATAACTGACATAAACCTTTGTCACGTTTCAGTACACGTTCACGGATAGCATCCCATTTCGAACCGTAGCCGCGCTGATGACGGGATTGTCCTGGCTTGTATTGCTTCCAGCCTTCGCTTTTGTGGCTTTCGCAGTAGCCTGACGGGTCAGTAGTGGTATGGCGGCAGCCGCGAACGCGGCAGGATTTTGGGATTCGTGGTGGCATTGAAGAAAACTCTTTGTAATAAGCATAAAAACCCCATATTGAATGGGGCTTGATGAATTACTGTCCTAAAGCACTTTTTGCCAATATTGAAGCAATTGAAGCAAACGTCGGATTTTCCAATAGCTTTTGCCAAAGGCTTTTAACCTCTGGATCATTGCAATGCTCTATAGCATCATGTAGTTGTTGAATGGTTATATTCTTTGTGATCGAATTATCATTACCGGCTTGAAAATCACCACCAGCATTAATAGCACCGTTAAACGTCAAATGGGTCGTAATCTGCTTCGGCTTCTCTTTTACATCCAATGCCTTCACTATCAATACCGCCAAATGTGAGTAGCCAGGGCAACCAACCTCGAGACTAATTTGCACCTCGTAATCAAGCACTTCAAATAGTCTTTCCCTGTCGACCATTTTTTGCACAATGATATCGCCGATATTAAATGGGCATAAGTCACTTTCAATAGGAATATACAATCGGCCTTTAGATGAGTCACGTTGACCATAATAGGTGGATGAATTAAAGGTAAAAGTATCTGGATAGAAAAATTGATCTGGTCTCATAATAGTCCCTTTTGTGTTTTGTGGATATCTCCATTAATTAGACTATTACTTTATCTCTTTTCCCAAATACATACATTCAAAATTAAGAGCATTATCACAGATAATTTCGAAGCGATATTGCAATGCCTACCCATGACCTGTATTCAACGAATACGTATCAGAGGAATACCTTGTTCGTTATCTACATGACGATAAAAATATACATCAATTTTGATTATCAATGATTCTGATATCTGACTTATCCCTATTACATTGAGCCAACGCGGATAACAAACTTACATTCAAATCAAGACTTGCACCATACGTCAGTGGGTTGGGTATAAACGGTACAGGTGTATCAGAAGTCAAGCTGACTGGTAGTGGAGTCTTCGGAATGCTCACGTAAACTGTTCGCGTACTTCCGCAACCGGTCAGCAGCGGCAGCAGGCACAGGGCGTACAGCACAATCATCATCCGCAACAGCCACTTTGATATCAGCCTGGGTTCTCTGTGACTCCAGTGCGATCTGCTGTTTTGCATGCTGGTTAGCCTCCAGAACTGTATTGACGATTTGCAGTGATTGCAGGACGTTATTGGTAATAGCGGTTGCCGATTCGGCATTTTGTACAGCCTCATCAGCACGTTTCTTTTCGCGCTGGTATTTGCTGTGGTAGTGGTTAGCTGACCAGACGAGAGAACCGAATAAAGTCAGGAGGAAAGCAGAAATAACCAGCTTATAGCGAAGTTTCATTAACCACCCCGCCAGCTTCTTTGAATTTGGCAATCAGACTATCGATCTTGTGTTCATACTGACCGTAGCCAGCACCGGGCAATGAAGCCCAAATATTGCTGCAACGGTCGATTGCCTGACGAATATTGCCACGGTCAATCATCGGTAAAGCGCCACGCTCTTTAATCTGCTGCAGAGCTACAGCGTCCTGGCTTTCTGGAGAAAAATCTTTCAGGCCAAGCTGTTTACGGTAAGCATCCCACCAGCGTGAAAGAAGCTGGTAACGTCCGGCGGCTGTTGACTTGAGTTTCGGGTTTAGCGTGACAAGTTTGCGAGGGTGATCGGAGTAATCAGTGAAGAGTTCACCACCGACAATAACGTCATAACCGTGGTTACGTGTCGGTTGTCGTCCGTTATCCGTTCCTTCTGACCAAGCCACCATATCAAGGAAAGCTTTACGCTGGGAATTTAGTACCTGCATAAATTACTCCTTAGAGCCACCAAATTTGTTACCGATTACTCGCATTGCAGCCCCACGAATAGCATCGACACCGATCAGCCCCACCCCACCACCAATGGCAACAGAAAGTGATTTAGGCCATCCGACATACTCAAGAGCGGATGCAAAAGTCAGCGTCAGAGCGCCACAGAGTAGAATTTCGAGCGTTTTTCGCTTCCAGCCACCACCACCGCCAAAATAGGCGATGCGCAAACCAGCCATAACGATCGACATAATCACTGCACCCAGCGGTGTGTCTCCACGCCACCAGCTCTGGACCAAGTCCAGCCAGGTATTTGGGTTATGAGGCATTTCGTCATCTCTCACCTCGCGATATTTGCGGGTGCTGTGTTGGAAATAAAAAGGCCACGCAACGTGGCCACCAGAATTATTTCCCCACCAGTTCACTTACCTCTTTCACCGTCTGATTAAACCGCTCTGACTCAAGTTCAACACCTAACGCCCGACGCCCCAGCGCCATTGCTGCTTTTATTGTGGAACCGGATCCCATAAAGAAATCAGCAACCAGATCACCAGGTCGACTACTGGCATTGATTATTTGCCGGAGCATATCCGCCGGTTTCTCGCACGGATGTTTACCCGGGTAGAACTGAACGGGCTTATGCGTCCAGACATCGGTATAAGGCACGGAGACTGATACGGAGAAATAGCGCCGGAGAGATTTAAACTCATCCAGCAATTCAGAATATTTGCGATTCAGTGAATCATAAGATGCCACCAGCTGGTGGTGTGGTTGTTCCAGTTGTTGTTCCTGAAACTTCTCTGCCGCTATACGGGAAAACAGTGCCTGTAACTTCCGATAGTCAGCCTCATTCGGCAACTGCCACTGACTGGCACCAAACCAGTGGGAAACCATATTTTTCTTACCTGTGGCTTCGGCAATTTGTTTTGCCGTTATACCCAGTTCGGCACGAGCATCCCTGAAATACGATATCAGCGGTGCCATTATGTGCTGTTTGAGTTCCCTTTCTTTTGCCGCATAGCCGTCACTTTTGCCGCGATATGGCCCCTGGTAATGTTCAGCAAACAGAACGCGCTCTGTGGCAGGAAAATATGCGCGCAGACTTTCTTTATTACACCCATTCCAACGTCCGGACGGCTTCGCCCAGATGATATGGTTAAGCACGTTGAAACGTTCACGCATCATGATCTCAATATCAGATGCCAGGCGATGCCCACAGAACAGGTAAAGGCTTCCGGCAGGTTTTAACACCCGCCAGAACTGGGCCAGACAGTGGTCCAGCCACTTAAGGTAATCTTCGTCCCCTTTCCACTGATTGTCCCAGCCGTTGGGTTTCACCTTGAAGTACGGCGGATCGGTAACAATCAGGTCAATGGAATCATCAGGCAGGGACTGAATAAAATGCAGGCAATCAGCGTTGATTAAATCAACACTGTTTATTTTTACAGTATTTTTCATGGATCAGTAAGCGTAACTCTGGTAGGCTCACTCTGCTTTTGCGCTAAAGCAGTGGGCCGTGGTTCGCTTGTGACCAGTAAGCATGAGCGAATGGCTGGCAGGTGCTACCAACACCCACCAGCCGCCCATTTTCACAGCAGGAAACCGCCATTACTGGCAGCGTCTGAATTTATTCCCGTACCCGCCGTTATCCTTCGCCAGACCCGCCAGAACTAACTGAGTCAGTATTAACTGGCACCGGGCTTCGCTTACTCCGGTAGTTCTCGTCATCATGCGTGGCGTTACCCACTTGTCAGCAGGTAGGAAATGAAGGACTACGGCGGCGGTTTCTGTCATATCTTGCTGTTTTAGCATGTCTTTTTCCCTTCTGGTTAACATGACATACCAATAACTCTTGTCTAAAAAGCCAGCAAGATAAAAAGCCAGTATTCACGACCACCAGCGTGTTTACTGTACTGCACCAGGTTTACAGGTACAAAAAAACCGCTCAACTGCGGTTTTAAGGAAGGAGTCGAAGTAACCACTCTTAACATGATACAATTATTTTTGCGGACCGCGTAAGCGTTTATATAGTGTCAACATGCCAAAGATGACACTATATGTTGACAGCAGAAAAAATTTACATTTAAACAGTGCAAAATTTGTTGACAACGCAAATGTCAATAGTTAATTATTGCGTCACCAGCTCAGCACTGTTCGTAGATAATATTTAGGGTCTACTCAACGGTTCTGAGCTTTTTTTGTGAGTTTTTCAATGAAGAAAACAGCAGTCTTGATTGACGGCGGCTACTTCATCCGTCGGATTGATTACTTTCTACGAAAACATTTCCCTGGGCATGAGTTAGACAGCCAACAACTTGTTAAAATAATCTGGCGAATTGTTAAATTTCATGTAGAGGTTCCACATGGTGCTCACGCTGACCGTGAACCACTTGAGCTTTACCGTATTTACTATTACGACTGCCCGCCGCTTGATAAACAGATTAAGTATCCTTTGCCTGATGGAGACAACAAAACCCCATCAACTAAAAACTTCAAGACACATGCTCCGAATGTTTTACGAAACAAGCTTCATGAGGAGCTAAGGAAGAATCGTAAAACGGCACTTCGTATGGGTATTCTTTCAAACGTCGGTAACTGGCAAATAAAAGAACATACTCTTAAGAAACTATTACGTAATGAAATTCAATGGTCTGAGTTAACTAACGACGATTTCTACTACGAATATAAACAAAAAGCCGTCGATATTAAGCTTGGTATGGATATAACTATCCTTGCTCATGAGAAACTAGTTGATGTGATCGTCCTGATTGCTGGCGATGCTGATTTCGTTCCTGCCGCTAAACATGCCCGTATAAAGGGTGTGGATTTTATCCTCGATCCAATGAACCAACAAGTTCCTCCCTCACTGGCAGAGCACGTCGATGGAGTGCAATCGAGCAACATTGTTGTTGCAATTGCTGATATTTGCAGAATCGTCCCAACAGTAAAACCTGATTGGTGGGACGATTATATTGACAGACGCAAAGAGAAAAAACTCAATCGTCAAAAGAAAACAAAATCATCTAAGAACGAGCCCAAGAAAAAAACACTTCAATCTGAAACATCCCCGGCTTAAGCCGGGGTTTCACTAATCCATTTCAAGTTTAACATCCAGAATTGAAAGGCATCCATCAATAAACCCCTCAGCCATCTGTATCTCAATGCGTATTAGTTTCTCATCCTTTCCACGCGCCTTTGCAATCTTACGCTTGGATATTCTGTATAAATAATGTGCCACAAGAAGCGAATGCTCATCAGGTCTTTTTTGCTTTAGACGTGCAAGACAACCTTCAATAATTAATGCATCACTATCTGAACAAGCCTGACGTGTTTTGCTTGTATAGGGAAGAAGCCCTTTAAACCCAGCAGCTATAGGAGAATAATCTACTCCTGAACTATCACTCGCCGCCCATGCTCCCCAACGATCCAGAACCATCTGAATATCACGCATCACCTTTCTCCGAAAAAATCAGGCCAGCACGCCAATTGCCAGCGCGCGATCGATAAAACGAAATATCAGCTCCAGCTGGGAGCCATACTTTTCTTCAAATGCCACGGTATCCGCATGCAGCTCGTCGTGATGCTTTCTGCACAAAGGCAACACAAAAAGGTCATGCGCTTTTGTTCCCATTCCACCCTGACCGTAACCTATCAGGTGGTGGGGATCATCAGCGGGCTTTCCACAACATGCACACGGCTGTGTCTTAACCCAGCGCGTGTACTTTTCATTAACCCAGCGGCGACGTTTTGGGCGTAACATAAAAGACTCCGGCGACTCCGGATCCACTTTCAGCGCCAGCACCTTTTTCGCCTTATCCTGGATGATGCTGGTGGCAGGAACCGAAGGCACAAGGTCACTTTCCCGGGTGACAGACGGCACAACAGGCTTCGGTAATCTCAGTGCCTTACGGGCTGCACTTTCCGGTAAGGCATCCGCCAGGTCATTACGAATCAGCCACCAGCACAGTTCCGGCATTGTCACAACGTGACTGTCATCAAAACCGAGATCCCGACGCACAACAGACAACACCCAGCGGGCACAGTTATCCGTTGCCATTGATTCCAGCCGTTCCGTGAACTGATCGCGCAGCTGGTTATCGCAGTGCCAGCACAGACGGATTGCACCCGGAGCGTGTCGCATTGTGGTCATGTTCTCGCTGTGCCAGTCGGAATGAGGCCACTGGCAGCCTTTTTCACGAAGTAACCAGCTTTCAAGACATTCCACGCCACCAGCACGACGGATCACTGCCTCATTGCGGAACACGGCCCGAACGGCAGGATCATCCGCCAGCGGTTGTGACGCCGCGGGAACGGCACCACTGGCGAAAGATGAATAATGCTCCGGCTCAGGCTCCAGCAAGACACGCCCCTGCATAAACAAGGGCATCAGCTCTGAACCTGGTCTGAACAATACGATCCCCATACGCGGGGCAATTTCAGGGGTCAGTAGTGCTCTCACGGTCACCTCAATGAACGGTATTGAGCAGCTTTAACAGCTCAGGGAATCGGGATTCGAAGAAATGCGGCTGCGTCTCGCGCGGATTTGCGGGACTGGTGATGTTCTTGCCGAACATGCAGCCTTTCGCCGTCAGCGACCAGAATTTTTTGATGTTGTTAATCGCAGTGCGGCTGTATCGTTCACGTTGTTCAACGATCCCCAGCTTCGCCATCTGGTGATATGCCTGATTAGCTGTCAGGCGGATACCATACTGCTTCAGCAGTGCACTCAATGATAGCGTGGGGCGGCTTGAGCCATCAGGCGCGTCAGCAGGAGCATCAATGGCATAGCGCGGTGCCAGATTCGGTAAGCCAACAGCCTCCTGGAGTTTCTGACAGGCACCAAGCACTGAAGAGTTAGACAGGTTTAACTCCCGGCGCATAAAGTCCAGCAGGATCACGCCAGCCTGCATCTTGTCAGCAGCCTGTCCGGATAATTTTTCCGGTGCGCTGGTTACCATATCGAAAGTACGGATCACCTTCAGATGGAATGACGGGCTGATCCACATTGCATAGGCATACACCAGTTCTTTGCAGACATACGTCCCCTGGTTATTTCCGCCATTAATAACGCTAACTGGTTGATTCTTTTCCAGAGGCGGAATTCCACCCTCGGTGAAAATTTGTTCAATCAATTCACAGGTTTGCTTATTGGAGAGCCAGTATTTCGGGCGTTTTTTTTGTTCTCCCCCGGCTGCCCTGTGCAGATCGTTCAGGCTGTAACGCCCATAAGCATCACGACGAACTTCAATACCATCAATGACCATCAGATTATTCATACTTCGTTTCTCCTCTTGATCAGGCGGCTGCACCCGCCGTTTTCTCGTACTTACTGATAGTGATCTCGACCTTCCCTTCCGGGATAACCGGTCCCCACTCCACCAGCATTCTTTTCACCTGGCTGTCGTCTTCCCACACACCCGCGTGGGTCAGGGCGTCAAACAGCGCCTTGTTATAGTTGTCCAGATCGCGGATCCGGTTATCCGGAGGAAACAACACGATCTCCACTGAAGCAGGTGCCGACGTTGGTTTTGGCAGACGACGTAACTGCTCAACTATTGCTGCACACGCCGCGCTCTGGAATTTGCGCCCCGCCGCGCTTATCAGGCTCTTACCTGCAAACGCCCCTTTGTTGGGGTGTCGCCAGTACGTGTTCACGCTGGGCGGAAAAGGCAGGATCAGCTTCATACTTTCAGGCCCCTCTCATGTAACCAGTGGGTTGCACGCAGCCTTGCGTTTTCCTCACCGGCAAGCAGTGCGCGGATAATCCCGACCGCCTCGCTGTCGTCGTCCTTCACCGCGGTATGAAGCGTTATCCCCCGGGCCACGCCACGCTTTATCGTGATGACGCCTTTTTTCTCCAGTGCGCGAAGATGCTCTACCGCTGCATTCACTGAACGGTATCCCAGCATGGTTGCCACCTCCTGATTGGTTGGCGGAAAACCACGCTCTTTCTGATAAGAAATCAGCATATCCAGCACCTGCTGCTGGCATTGAGTTAACGTCGTCATTACGCCCCCACGTAATTCCCTGACAGATACCACTCATCACTCGATACAGCGCGCTTGCTGCTTTTCCGTAAACACTGCTCACGACGCGCCAGAAAATTGTTTCGTTCTGGCTGGGAGTGGCTTTCACGGAATGCCGCCATCCACACCGTTGCAGCACGACGGTATAAGCCCCTGGACTCCAGTTCTTCAGCCTGGCGGGTCAGGCACAAAATCTCCCGCGGGTCGTTAGTGCCGACATAGAAATTGCGCACAGGTCTGGTTTCACGAACTGGTTGCGGTTCCGCCTCCTGCGCTCTCTCAGTCAGGCGCGGGAAATGTCTGCGTGTATCCCCTTCACAACGGTGAGCCACACGCCCACTCTGACGTAACTTGCTTGCTGACTGCAGAACGCGCTGCCGTGAGTAACCTGCAAAAGCATCCGCAATGTCTCCGGAAGTACACCCCGGATGGGCTTCAATGTATTTCTGAACTTCATTCAAAAGACTCATGATCACCCCCTGAATCCTGCCGGGATCTGGCTGTAGTCCACGTTGTCGTAACTGGCTTTGAAGTACGGGTCTTCGCGTTTTTCTGTGTACGTGCTGACGGACGGCGATAAGCGCAGGGAAAGCTCATCCCATTTTTCCCGCAGCTTCGACGGGCTGAGCACGTTACGGCACCAGAACGGATCGCGGCTGACGCGGCTGTACATCTCGCAGATTTGTTTGTGAGTACGACCATCCTGCACACACATCAGGCGAATTTCGTTTGCCCAGGCTGTCCAGTTCGGTTCTTTGGGACGAACCACCTCGCCGTCACATTCGGCGGCCTGCTCGTACAGGGCGATGATTTTTTTCCAGAGCCACTGTGCGCAGGTCAAATCATCCTGCGTTCCCCACTGGCGCTTTTTAGGGCTGAATACAACCGCATCAGGATGGCGAGTTAAAAACTCCTGTTCAGCCGTCTGCGTGTCCGGTTGCGAAGCGTCCGGACGAGAAGTTTTTTTATCTGACGGATCATGTTTTGATTTTACTGACGGATCCCCGCCAGATTCTGACGGGTGAAAACCCGCTTTTTTGCCAGATTTCGACGCATCAAATTTTGACGGGTCAGATTTTGATGCGTCAGATTTTGACGGGTCAGAATCTGACAGTTGAGAAAATGCCGCTGCCTGAAGCTTCGCAACGTTAAGCTGATAAACATTCGACGCATTGCGGTTACCCTGGCGACGCGCCTTACGCGTTAACCAGCCTTCTGCTTCCAGCCGTGCGATAGCCGTTCTGACGGTACTCATCCCCGCGCCAATCTGACGGGCAATGGTTTCAATTGATGGCCAGCACACACCTTCGTCATTACTGAAATCAGCCAGGCGGGCCATAATTGCCACGCTGGATAATTTCATGCCTGACGCAGCGCAACCATCCCATACATAGCCGGTTAATTTAGTGCTCATGACCGACCTCTATTTCCCTGAATTTACGACGAAACTGTTCGAGCGGGCTGAAGCACTCATGCTCATAGCCTTCACGGAGGTAGATAACCCGTTGTGTTTCCGGCTCCCAACGAATGACTCTGACGGGCACTCCGTAGTGATCTTTGAACCAGCGGTTAACTTGTCGCAAAGGACTGTCTCCTTCTGCCGGTTGAAATCACCCACAGCCCACTCTGCAAAGCTGTGGGTTACAATTTCCCTGTCACCTGGTACATTTACTGCATAGCAATACTCCACCTTCGCTTTTCCACCCGGTACAGGAAGCGCAATCAGTTGCGAGCGACGGTAGTGTGTTGTTAAACTGTTCATGCGTTAGTTTCTCCACAGTCACGACACGCCACGGCGCCCGGAGCTGCACACTCGCGGGCGTCACTACTTTCTGAAACGCAAAAGATTTTGTAGACCAGTGCTGCATGCTCCTGCAGCTTCGAAATTGAGAGGTACAGCTCATCGTTAATTGCTGTCTTCTCATGCGGTTCCACTACACCGTCTTCAATTGCTGAACGAATCTGTTTTGAATAACTGCCGATCTGTTCAATGACTTCCAGCAGGCGTTGGTTGATATCGGCGTTGTCCACATCCTCGACGTCAGGAAGAGACACAAAGACGCCATTTGCAGACTGCGCCACAGCATCAGCAATGAAGTGAGTGCCACCAGCACGCTGTAAAACCATTGCCCATCCCAGCGGGAAAATCTGATCGCCATCTGCACGAAGGCGGTTGAATAAAGCGTTTTCTGTTACATCGAGCCAGTCAGCCGCTTCAGCGTAACCACCCGGCAACGCCGCGATAGTTTTTCTGACAGCTTTCACGTACCACTCAGGCTGTTTTTCTATTTTCCAGTGATGCTTACCCACGGTTAGCCTCATCGTTCTGTGGTTAAAAATTGAAAGTGTTCTGCTAATCTTTCGGATAGATATCCGGTCTTAAGTCAGATTTCGTAATTGCACCTGACGTGCATTGCTCAAGTTTTTTAGCCAGCACAAAACTGGCTTTTTTATAGCCATTGAAAACCAGCCGTAAGTAGCCAGGTGTTGAGCCAACTTTTCCGGCCAACTCGCCCTGCTGTTCTTTGGTTAAAGAGTCCCAATACGCTTTCATACAATATGTACCTCCGATGTACATATTACATGATTGAAATGAACCTTCAAGATACTTGTACCTTAACGGTACAAGGGTTTTAATTTCGTTATGAAAACAATCCATGACATCCGGCGGTCTAACGCCAGAAAACTGAGAGATGGTGTTGGCGGGAATTCTTCCTTTGCCACTATGATTGATCGCGAGCCAACCCAGACCAGCAGGTTTATGGGAGATGGTGCTACTAAAAATATCGGTGACAGCATGGCACGACACATCGAAAAATGTTTCGACCTGCCTGTCGGATGGCTCGATCAAGAACACCAGACAACGAACATCACAAAAAAACCTGATGTTTCAATCACTAATAAACAAATCACATTAGTCCCTGTCATATCATGGGTACAGGCCGGAGCATGGAAAGAAGTTGGATATTCTGAGGTTGATTTGAGCACAGCAGAAACGTATCCCTGCCCTGTACCCTGTGGGGAAATGACTTATATCTTGCGGGTGATAGGTGATTCAATGATTGATGAGTACCGCCCGGGAGACATGATTTTTGTCGATCCTGAAGTACCTGCCTGCCACGGTGACGACGTTATTGCATTGATGCACGATACAGGCGAAACCACCTTCAAAAGGTTGATAGAAGATGGGACACAGCGTTATCTCAAAGCGTTAAACCCAAACTGGCCTGAGCCTTACATTAAGATCAACGGTAATTGCTCTATAATTGGTACAGTGATTTTCTCAGGAAAACCAAGAAGATACAAAATCAAAGCCTAATCAATGTTTATGAACCTGCTTCGGCAGGTTTTTTTATACTTGACAATGTACCTTTGAGATACATAATGTACCCAAGCGAAACAACGAACAGGCAGGACGCCCACGAAGTAGCCGCCTGGGGCATATGAAGTCCAGGATGATTCGTTAGCAACAAAAAAGCGCCCTACAGGACGCTTAGCTCTTTAACAATCTGGTCCCCATCAACAAGTAACTGATAACTTGAGGAGATGTGAAATGCACAAAACAGAACCCAAAATCGTCGCGCCTGGCTACACAGATGAGGAAATTTATGAGTGGATGACAAAGAAGCTGGCAGCTATAAACCAGCTTCGTGAAGTGCTGTCTTATCGACAGGAAACAATAGACTCCTTAAAAAAACTGGATCAGGAAATCACGGTTTTATCACAGGATGTTACTTTAGATATTGTGCAGACAAATTAGGATCCCATTCATTTTCGTCAAAATCATCAAAATGATGAATTTGTGATCTCCAGTCTCGATAATCTAAAAATTTCTGGGCGGTTACGCTTATTTTATCAAGTGTGAGTTCATCCTGAATTGAAAGAAGAAGTTCATCAAATTTCATCTCATTAATCTGTTTTGGCATCCAGTGATGCTTCATCAGAATAAGGTGAACCAGAGCCTTTTTCCCATTCAACTGATTATAGGGAGTGCCGAATTTCTTCCGGTGCTCATGTAAGACAAGGTCCAGAAGAGTAAGTAATGTTGCCCTTGATTCCACTTTGCTTATTTCGACTGATGACACTACCCCACTGATTTCAATGCCCCGATACTTTCCAACATTTTCACAGTGGGATTTGTACAGCGTGTAGATATTACCGGACATTTCTTTTCCTTTTGCGTTGTTGGGGATAACCAGATTAACCGAATCCTTGTTGTTGGGGAATAACCAGGTCCACCTCGCCTGATGTGGCTAAAAGCAGGCACATAACAGCTAAGTATTTTTAACCAGAGAGAATCCTTAGCGTTGTGGTGAATGCGGCTCAGCGCACGCGGGTTAAGGTTGAGGCTGACAGTCGACCTTCTGTGGATACCCACCCGTCTGGTGTGCAACCTTCGCCAGGCACCGGGAGGCACCCGGCACCACAACTTTATGCTGTGTGTAGTCCTGGAGGTACCAGTTTGTACCCTTGCTTCCGGCTGGTACCGTCCTTTTTACAAAACAGAGAAGAGCATCACCGGACGACGGGCTCATAACCCAATCCATCCGGGCGGCTGCCACCGCAGGTGTTCTTCTCTGTTTTGTGGAGAAACTAATCGGCCTTGCAGGGTCGATATGATGAGGAGCAGCAAAATGGCTAGCGAACGCAGTACTGATGTGCAGGCATTTATCGGGGAGCTGGACGGCGGCGTATTTGAAACCAAAATCGGCGCAGTTCTCAGTGAAGTCGCTTCCGGTGTGATGAACACGAAAACCAAAGGTAAGGTCTCACTCAACCTGGAAATCGAACCATTTGATGAGAACCGTGTGAAAATCAAACACAAACTCTCATATGTTCGCCCGACTAACCGCGGGAAAATTTCCGAAGAAGACACCACCGAAACGCCGATGTATGTCAATCGCGGTGGTCGCCTGACTATTCTGCAGGAAGACCAGGGACAGTTACTGACTCTTGCCGGTGAACCTGACGGAAAACTCCGCGCAGCAGGTCGTTAATATCGTTTTTAATTAACTGATTATTTATCTCATCACTGAATATCTTTATATAGTGAGGACTTATTATGTCTCAGAACTTAGACGCAACCGCAATTAATCAAATCCATGCCCTTATTTCTGCTCAGGGTGTTAATGAAATTATCAGTAAGATTGGTGCCGATGCTGTGGCATTGCCTGAGAATTTCCGCATTCATGATCTGGAAAAATTTAATTTAAATCGCTTCCGTTTCCGTGGTGCGCTTTCCACTGCCAGCATCGATGACTTTACCCGTTATTCTAAAGATCTTGCAGATGAAGGCACCCGCTGCTTTATCGATGCTGATAATATGCGTGCCGTCAGTGTGCTTAACCTGGGTACTATTGATGAACCAGGTCACGCAGATAACACCGCCACACTCAAACTGAAAAAGACAGCACCGTTCTCTGCTCTGTTGTCTGTTAACGGCGAGCGTAACTCCCAGAAGTCACTGGCAGAATGGATTGAAGACTGGGCCGACTATCTTGTGGGCTTTGATGCTAATGGTGACGCTATTCAGGCAACAAAAGCGGCTGCGGCTGTCCGTAAAATCACGATTGAAGCAAACCAGACCGCTGATTTTGAAGATAATGACTTCAGCGGCAAACGCTCCCTGATGGAGTCTGTCGAAGCGAAGACCAAAGACATTATGCCAGTGGCATTTGAATTTAAATGCGTTCCGTTTGAAGGTCTGAAAGAACGTCCGTTTAAATTACGCCTCAGTATTATCACTGGCGATCGTCCTGTACTGGTTCTGCGCATTATTCAGCTGGAGGCGGTGCAGGAAGAAATGGCTAACGAATTTCGTGATCTGCTTGTTGAGAAATTCAAGGACAGCAAAGTAGAAACCTTTATTGGTACTTTCACCGCCTGATTTCATTACTGCAAATGCCCCTGCGGGGGCATTTATGGAAACGTAATTTACTCAATAATCGCCGGATGGTGAGGGATTCTTTTTACCAGAATTCAGCGCGGTGCAGCGCATATACGTGGAGAACAAAATGTCATTTATTAAAACTTTTTCCGGGAAGCATTTTTATTATGACAGGATAAATAAAGACGACATCGATATTAACGATATCGCGGTTTCCCTTTCAAATATCTGTCGCTTTGCCGGTCATCTTTCGCACTTCTACAGCGTCGCCCAACATGCGGTTCTTTGCAGCCAGTTGGTGCCGCAGGAATTTGCTTTTGAAGCGTTAATGCATGATGCAACAGAAGCGTATTGCCAGGACATTCCCGCACCACTGAAACGCCTTCTTCCTGACTATAAACAAATGGAAGAAAAAATAGACGCCGTAATCCGTGAGAAATACGGGTTACCCCCAGTTATGAGTACGCCCGTGAAATATGCCGATCTCATCATGCTGGCAACCGAACGCCGCGATCTCGGGCTTGATGATGGCTCTTTCTGGCCTGTACTGGAAGGTATCCCGGCAACAGAGATGTTCAACGTGATTCCACTGGCACCGGGCCATGCCTACGGGATGTTTATGGAACGCTTTAACGAGTTATCGGAGTTACGCAAATGCGCATGAATGTTTTCGAAATGGAAGGGTTTCTTCGTGGGAGATGTGTACCGCGAGATCTGAAAGTAAATGAAACAGATGCTGAATACCTGGTGCGTAAATTCGATGCGCTTGAAGCTAAATGTGCAGCACAGGAAAACAAAGTAATACCAGTGTCAACTGAACTGCCACCAGCAAATGAAAGTGTTTTGTTATTCGATGCTAACGGAGAAGGCTGGCTAATTGGCTGGCGTTCTCTCTGGTACACCTGGGGACAAAAAGAAACCGGAGAATGGCAGTGGACATTTCAGGTCGGGGACCTTGAAAACGTCAATATCACTCACTGGGCAGTAATGCCAAAAGCACCGGAGGCTGGAGCATAATGACCACTTTTACCGACAAAGAACTGATTAAAGAAATTAAAGAGCGTATCAGCAGCCTTGACGTGCGAGACGATATTGAGCGCCGTGCTTATGAAATCGCACTCCTATCTCTGGAAGTAGAACCAGATGAACGCGAAGCTTATGAATTATTCATGGAAAAGCGTTTCGGTGACTTAGTAGATCGTCGGAGAGCAAAAAACGGCGATAACGAATACATGGCATGGGATATGACTCTCGGTTGGATCGTCTGGCAGCAACGAGCTGGTATCCATTTTTCAACAATGTCACAGCAAGAGGTGAAATAATGGAGCCATACAGCCTCACACTCGATGAGGCCTGTCATTTTCTCAAGATATCCAGACCGACTGCCATTAACTGGATACGCACAGGGCGTCTTCAGGCAACACGCAAAGATCCCACTAAGAATAAATCTCCTTACCTCACAACACGACAAGCCTGCATTGCGGCTCTTCAGTCTCCGCTGCATACTGTCCAGGTGAGCGCGGGTGATGGCATAACAGAGGAAAGAAAATGTCACTCTTCCGCAGAGGTGAAATATGGTACGCCAGTTTCACATTGCCGAACGGTAAAAGATTTAAACAGTCTCTTGGAACAAAGGACAAAAGGCAGGCGACAGAACTCCATGACAAGCTAAAGGCTGAAGCATGGCGGGTCAGCAAACTTGGTGAAATACCTGATATAACGTTCGAGGAAGCATGTGTCAGGTGGCTTGAAGAGAAAGCACATAAAAAATCACTGGACGATGACAAAAGCCGGATCGGATTCTGGCTTCAACATTTCGCAGGAATGCAACTAAGAGACATTACTGAATCAAAAATTTATTCAGCAATGCAGAAAATGACGAACCGGCGTCATGAGGAAAACTGGAAACTCAGGGCAGAAGCATGCAGAAAAAAAGGGAAACCTGTTCCAGAATACACGCCAAAACCAGCGTCCGTTGCAACGAAGGCTACGCATCTTTCATTTATAAAGGCCCTACTAAGAGCCGCAGAGCGTGAATGGAAAATGCTGGATAAGGCACCAATTATTAAAGTGCCTCAACCAAAGAATAAACGGATCCGCTGGCTGGAGCCCCATGAAGCACAAAGGCTGATTGATGAATGTCCGGAGCCATTAAAGTCTGTTGTTGAATTTGCACTGGCAACAGGCCTAAGACGCTCGAACATCATCAACCTTGAATGGCAACAAATAGATATGCAGCGCCGGGTGGCATGGATAAACCCGGAAGAGAGTAAATCAAACCGCGCAATTGGCGTTGCGCTGAATGATACTGCATGTCGCGTATTGAAAAAACAAATCGGGAATCATCACCGTTGGGTATTTGTGTACAAGGAAAGCTGTACCAAACCAGACGGAACGAAAGCGCCAACAGTCAGGAAGATGCGGTATGACGCAAACACAGCCTGGAAAGCGGCGCTGAGACGGGCTGGTATTGATGATTTCAGATTTCACGACTTGAGACACACCTGGGCAAGTTGGCTGGTTCAAGCCGGAGTCCCGTTGTCAGTGTTACAGGAAATGGGAGGCTGGGAGTCTATCGAAATGGTTCGTCGATATGCTCACCTTGCACCTAATCACCTTACCGAACACGCACGGCAAATAGACTCGATCCTAAACCCATCGGTCCCAAATTTGTCCCAGTCAAAAAATAAGGAAGGTACTAATGATGTGTAACTTATTGATTTAAATGGTGCCGATAATAGGAGTCGAACCTACGACCTTCGCATTACGAATGCGCTGCTCTACCAACTGAGCTATATCGGCCCTGAAAGGACATGTTCACGAACGTGAATCACGGTGGACAAGGTTAAAACTAACCGGGCGATGCGTCAATGGCCTTGTGAATCAAATGGCTACTTTTGCATCACCCGGTTTTATTTACGCACGAATGGTGTAATCACCAATGCCGATCCACTTGTAAGTGGTCAGTGCTTCCAGCCCCATTGGGCCACGCGCGTGGAGTTTTTGTGTGCTTACCGCCACTTCCGCACCCAGACCAAACTGGCCGCCGTCGGTAAAACGCGTAGAGGCGTTAACGTAAACAGCGGACGAATCCACTTCGTTAACAAAACGCTGGGCGTTGCGCATATCGCGGGTCAGGATCGCATCGGAGTGTTGTGTGCCGTGTTCACGAATATGGGCGATGGCATCGTCAAGATCGCTGACGATTTTGACGTTCAAATCTAATGACAGAAACTCATCGTCATACTCTTCGGCTTTAACAGCAACCACCTTCGCAGGGCCTGCCTGCAACTGCGCCAGTGCAGCTGCATCTGCGTGTAATGTCACGCCGCTTTCCGCCATTTGTTTGCTTAATGCGGGCAGGAAGCTATCGGCGATGTTTTTATTCACCAGCAACGTTTCAACCGTATTACATGTGCTCGGACGCTGAGTTTTCGCGTTGACGATCACTTTTAATGCTTCAGCGATCTCTACACTTTCATCAACGTAAATATGGCATACGCCTATACCACCTGTGATCACCGGGATTGTCGACTGTTCACGGCACAGTTTATGCAAACCAGCGCCACCACGCGGGATCAGCATGTCGATGTATTTATCCATACGCAGCATTTCACTGACCAGCGCACGGTCAGGATTATCAATCGCCTGCACGGCACCCGCCGGTAAGCCGCAGGATTTCAGGGCGTCCTGAATCACCGCCACCGTTGCAGCGTTAGTGCGACACGTTTCTTTGCCACCGCGCAGGATCACCGCATTACCGGTTTTCAGGCACAGCGAAGCGACATCAACCGTCACGTTCGGGCGCGCTTCATAAATCACGCCAATAACCCCCAGCGGTACGCGACGACGCTCAAGACGCAGGCCGCTGTCCAGTACGCTGCCATCGATTACCTGCCCCACCGGATCGGCGAGGTTACACACCTGGCGCACATCATCGGCAATGCCTTTCAGCCGTGCGGGCGTCAGTGCCAGACGGTCAAGCATCGCTTCGCCAAGGCCATTGGCACGCGCGTCAGCAACATCCTGGGCGTTAGCGTTGAGGATGATTTCGCTTTGTGCTTCCAGTTCATCGGCGATTTTTTCCAGCACGCGATTTTTTTCGCGGCTGGAGAGTTGCGCTAATTTATACGAGGCTTGCTTCGCGGCAATGCCCATTTGTTCCAGCAT